TGTGTATGAGTTAGGAGTCCATTGTCTGTTATCATTTCCTCGCAATTCTCCGTGTGAAAATACTTCTTTATCATTTATTGTCATCGTTAGGGCTTGCGAACCACTTGCGGGGTCATCGGAATAAAGTCTGATTTTACCGCTATGACCGGGTAACAAGTCTATGGTATTCCACATCGAAGTTCCACCTTGACCAATTGTGATAACCCCGCTATTGTCATGTCCTATGATGTTGCGAAGATAGCCATTAGATTCATGATACCAATTAGCCGCACCTATTGTAGCAATAGCGGCAGTTGTGGAAGTATCAGAACCACCTCCTGTTACTGCTGAGTATGTTCCTGTTGGGTCTATTCTAGTAGTTCCAAGAATTTCTAATTTAGCATTAGGGCTTGTCGTGCCTATTCCGACACTATCTGTGCTACCATCAATTGTCATTATGGTATCATTAAGATGACCAAAGGAGCGTGAAGAGTCGTGATGGTCTACTTCTTGCCAAACTCTCAAATCGCTTGATGCACCAACATATCCAACTGTAGGGGAAGTGTTGTCAATTGTATATCCCCATCTAGTGCTTGCACCTACCCAATCAGTATTACTAGCAGTATTTCTAACTTGATAGTGTAGTTCGTAGATTTGATTTCCTGTTCCGCCGGACATTTTGTGTCTTCTAAATTCTACCGAATCACCTGCGCTAGTTCCAGAACCAGTTGCATTTACCTGTTGGAATAATGTTCCATCAAATGATAGATACTCTTCTGCATTGAGAACAGTTCCACCGGAAGCAGTTAGTATTCTATTGTTAGTTGCGTTAGTTAGAGTTAGTCCATCTCCAACTGTGCTACCTGCTACTACTAAGTCAATCGTTCCGTCACCATCTTCGTAAGTTGCAGTAATGTTTGTCTCTGTATTACCAGTAAACATTGCTCCGACTGTATCTTGAATAACTTCAGTCAAATCAATGTTAGCAGAACCATCAAAGGAAACACCATGAATGTCTCTTGCAGTTGCTAATGCAGTAGCAGTAGATGCGTTACCCGATAGTGTTCCTGTGATAGTTCCAGCCTTGAAATCCTCAAAAGATGAACCATGTTTTAGTTCCATCCGGTTGTCTGTTGTATTATATTGGAATGTGATGTCATCTCCTGAACCTCCTTCCAATGTTAGACCTGCACCATCTACGACTTCACCTGTTCCATTTCCACTACCAAGAACTATGTTATGGTCTTCAACAGTCATCGTTGCGGTATTGACTGTAGTTGTTGAACCACTAACGATTAGGTTTCCACCTACTGTCAAATCAGAAGCAGTAGTTATTGTTGTGTCTTCTGCAACAGTAAGTGCAGTTGCAAGTGTCGTAGAAGAACCAGCAGGTGTAGTTTGGAATTTCAAGCCACCTGCTTTGTCGCCACCATCGTTGAAAGCAATAATTTTAGCCGCACTATATGTTCCTGTGTTGCTTCCACTATTGTCATTGTTAGTGAAGGTAATCTGTCCAACTGTGTTCTCAGCGTTTCTAGCACCATGCAGAACTAGATTCGCTTGTGCGCCACTAGTGCTTGTTGTTTGTAGCGTTAATGTAGGATTACCTGATGCTTGGAAAGTTCCATCTCCATTTACAGTTAGATTATCTGCAATAGTTACATCATCACTTGAGAGGGTTATTGCAGTAGTTCCATCAGATGCCTTGATGTCATTTCCACCTACCTTCAAATCTCCACCAAGAGTAACTAACCCATTTGAAACTACGAGAGAATCATTAGCAGAACCTCCTTGTATCTTGAATGGATATAGGTCTGTCCCATCAGTAGAACCTCCTGTATCAAGTTGGTAGTCCTTGATTACGAAGTTTCCACCATCAGTATATGCGAGGAACTTGCCCTCGTTGTTCTGCATTGATACTCCAATACCACCTGTCGCACCAGTTGCGGCAATTTCAAGTGTGCTTCCATCGAAGGTTAGATTCGCTTCTGCATTCATGGCATCTGTCCCAGTTGCAGTTAGAATCCTGTTGTTCGCCCCATTTGACATGAAGTCAGATACGTCTACTGCAATAGTAGCAGTCGAGCCTTCTGCCGCAGTATGAGTGACATCTATTCCTGTTCCAGCAGAAACATCCGTCATGTAGTTTCCAGTTGTGTCTGTTCCTAGTGCTACGCTATTGGCTTGTATTGTTGCCGCACCACCAGCCGCTATTGCGATATCTCCACTAACGTTTCCGAAGATGGCATCCTCAAAGTTAGAGGTAGTCATCTTCACAAGATTACCTGAATCAGATGTATCAGATAGAATCACCAAGTCATCTTGAGCGAAGTCTGTGATAGCAGTTGCGAGGGAATCCCCATCCAATTTGTCCATGTCAATTGCCGCACCTGAAGCAATCGAAGCATTGACAACTGCGTTAGCGGCTAGTTCATCTGCACCCACTGCATCATCTGCTAACATTGCATTAGAAATCGCACCAGACGCTATCGAGAAAGTAATAGCATCATTAGTTGCATCATTTGCTATTGTGACTCCTGAACCCGCAGTTAGAGTTAGAATATCAGCAGAAGCATCAGCAACTATGTCATCTTGACCACTAACTGAGATTGTCTTGAATGCCTTGATTCCACCTGCTCCACCATTGTCCACAGCGAAATCTGCTAGATGTGCTAGATTCATGTAAGCCCATTCGCCTTCATTATCATCCCACACAAGTAATTGGTCTGCGGTATTAGCGGTTCTTTGTGCTGGGTTACTTGCAGAACCATCTGCACCAGAACTCATCAATGTAATGTTGGTATTCACAGGGTCGTCAATGCTGAATGCCGTTCCGCTCAATGCTAGTCCTTTATTGGCAGTAACAGAGTAAGTAGTGTCTGTAGATGCAATGGTAATGGTTCCATCACCATTGGTTACTGTTACGTTTGTGCTTCCCGCGAGAGCCGCATTGTCCCAAACACCAGCAGATGAATCGTAAATGAGAAGTTGACCAGCAGAGAGTGAATCGATATTGGTATCATCTAATTCAGCAAGAGTGTCCTCAGTATCTACTTGAGCATCCACATACGTCTTGATTGCCTTAGCCGTAGCAAGAGTATCATCATTAGCACTGACAGATGACAAGTCTGTATCCAATGCCGTGATGTCAGATAGGTCAGTTGTTGCTATCGTGATATTGGCAGAACCGTTGAAAGATTTACCTGCAATTGTTCTAGCAGTTTCAAGGGTGGTTGCAGTATCCGCATTGCCTGTCACATCTCCTGTCACATCACCTGTCACATCGCCTACGAATGTCCCAGCAACGAATGTCTCAGAACCTACTGTCCATCTTCCGGGGTCTTCATCCCACAGTAATGTCTTGTTACTTGCGCTCCCTCTTTCTATCTCTATCCCTGCGTCTTGAGAAGGTGTTCCTGTTTCATCTGAATTCAGAACTATGATGTTGTCACCAATGTTAACGGTGTTTGAATTTACAGTAGTCGTAGTGCCGTTTACTATTAGATTGCCACCAACAGTCACTCCACCAGTAAACGTAGCAATATCATCAGATTGGCTACCTATTGTAAAGTCACCCCCAAAGTCTGAGTTTAACTTAGTTTTTAGATTAGCAACACTAACATCAACATCTGTGTTAGTTACCTTGGCATCGTTAAGCGCAACTCTATTCTCTAGTTTACCGAATGCGGCTAGGATTGTGTCTGTAGCCGCAACTGTCCCACCACTACTAGTATTCAAATTAGTGAGAGCCTTTCCAGTTATCGCCGTAGCCGCAGTTGCAGTTGTCAAAGCGGTAGTCGTAGTGAAGCCTGAGTTGGTATTACTGTAATTCGCTAGGTCGTTGTCTACAGTGAAAGTTAGGTCGTATGGGTCACCGTCTGTTCCATCACTCGTATCTGTCCAATTGATGTCAATCAATGCGCCTTCAATGAACTTGATTTCCTTGTCGTTGGCAACAGTAACTTCTGTGCCATCTCCGTCTTCTAATACGAATGACATTCCTCCTGTTCCACCGGGAATGCTATCCACATATGCCTTGACTGCCTTTGCAGTTGCTAATCCAGCATGGTCATCTGTGATACTAGCAAGGTTTGTTTCTAGTTGTGAAATATCAGATAGACCTGTGGTTGCTAGAGATGTCAGGTATGTGTTAGTATCAATGTCATATGTCTCAGAACCAGTTCTCTTGATGAAACCAGTATCGCTATCTGGTATGTCTGTGTGCATTACTGCACCTGCGGCATTCACAGTCGTTGCATCTGTAACGTCTGCACTTGCATCAATTGCATCTAATTTGGCAATCTGTGTCGAAGTGGCTAGACCAGTCTGTGAAGCAGTAGCATTTGGTATTGCAGATGTGTATGCTACATTTGGCTTATTGAGAATCTTGGCATCCCCACTAGAGGCATTCCAATCAGATTGGACATTCACTTCTGCGCCAGTTGCAATGCCACTTAGTTTGGTTCTCTCAGCAGAGGTGATTACAGAACCGCTACCTGCATCTGTAATCCCATCAATCTTAGCCATTGTAACTGCATCATCGGCAATCTTAGCCGTAGTCACATTCGCATCTGTAATCTTGATTGTGGTTACTGCGTCATCAGCAAGTTTTGCAGTTATTACAGAACCCGTTCCTAGTTTTCCAGAAGTGACTGCATTACTGTTTATCTTACCAGTTGTCACACCAAGGTTTGCAATCATATCAGTAGCAACTGTTTGTGAATCCCCGGTAGTGACTACAGTTCCCGTGATGTCTGGGAGAGATATCACCCTGTCAGCAGTTGGGTCAATGATACGAAGAATGGTTTCGTAGTCATCAGCAGTCTGCCCTTCAAACTTAATCGCATCTTGAACGTTAATCTCAGTCTGATTTATTGTTGTAGTTGTCCCATCAACAAAGAAATTACCCCTGACCCTAACAGTAGTATCATTGCCAGCATCACCAAGGTAAAGAGTGTCACTCTCATTAAGAAGTCCAAGAGAAGCCACCACATTTGCCTTATCGGTAACATCTGCTTGTGCTTCGATTCCTGCTAGTTTATCAAACTGGTCATCAGTCATTAGACCGTGAGCATCTGTTGTGGAATCAGGAAGAGTAGCGGTTGTGGTGCTTCCATCATCGTGAGTTAGAGTTAGTAGCCCTTGATTGAAAGATGCACTCGCTACTGCACCCTTTCCTGAATCTGAGATAGTCAGTCTCCCAGCATTTACACCCGTTGTTATTCTATCCCCACCAGTTACTTGAAGGGTGGATGAGCCTCCAAACTGGTCTGATATTTTAATCAGGGGAATGCTACCTGAGAGTTCTACGCCAATCGTGTATGTGTGGTCTTCTACTTGTTGTGAAGTAATGTATTCCTTGACAGCCTTAGCCGTTGGCAATTGAGTATCAGTCGAATTGCTGTTAATACTTGTAGACAATGAATTGATGTCAGTTAAGTCGGAGACTGAAACTGAGGATAGTTTGGAGTTTAATTGAGTTTGAATGGAAGAAGTAACCCCATCTAGATAGCCTATCTCGGTTGCTGATACTCCGGAAACTCCATCGAGTATATTCAACTCTGCCGCAGACGCAGTGATGCTTAAATCGCTTAGAGTCTCAACCTTATCAGAAAGATTGGAAACTAAGTTTGCTATCTTGCTTTGAGCAATATTAGCACCACTTGCTATTTGAGAGTCAGAAACTCCACCTGCCTTTATCACCACTGCTCCGGATGACACATCGAAGTTAGTGGATGAGAAAGACGCTATACCCTTGTTTGATGTCGTGGCATCTTCTGCGGCTACAGTCAATGTTCCTGCACTATCATCGTATGTGGTGGTGATTCCCTCTCCATCGGTTATCAGAGTATTGACTCTATCATCTACTCTCTCATCAGTGTAGAACTTGTTGCTACCTTCTGCGAAATCGTCTGTGTCTAATGTGAGAGTCCCACCAAGATTCACTGAGTTACTGTTGATAGTAACTCCTGAGTTTGCTAGTTTGGAGTTTGCAATGCTTCCAGCGAGTTGTGCGTTAGTCACAGAAATATTAGAAACATTGCTACTCCAGTCAGCACCAACAGTAGCACTAGCGGCAATTCCATCAAGTTTGGTTTTCAGTGTAGCCGTAAATAGTTTGTTAGTCGTTCCATCAGCAATCTTATCTGCACTAATTGCCGCACTGTTCGATATGTCAGCATTGACAATAGCCGTTCCAGTAGCCCGATAGTTTGCAGATATGTCTGGTATATCCGAGGCAATGAGAAGCGCAAACAAGTTCGCTGGATTGATTCTCCTCAACCCATTAGTTGCATCGTCATACATCAGATAATCAGCAGTTCTATCAATTCCGTTCTCGATAGTAAGACCATCAATGTCAACCTTCAATGTGGCACTGGTTCTATCCAGTCCATCACTTATGGTGAGGCTTGGTTCTTTACCACTTAGAGCGGATACTAATCCGTCTATCTTGCTCTGCGCTATTGCCGCATTACTGGCAATGCTTGCGTTTACTACCGCATTAGACCCTAGTTGGTCAGCACCGACTGCATCGTCTGCTATCTTCGCTGATGTTATGGCATCGTCTGCTATCATTGCCGTAGCGACTTGAACCTCTCCAATCGTTCCAGCAGTAGTCGCACCTAGCACTCTGTTGTTAGTGGAGGTGTCTTGCATCTTGGCATAGGTGATTGCATCATCTGCAACGTTACCAGCGACTATTGTTCCATCTGCTATCTTAGCACTAGTTACTGCGTCATCTGCTATCTTAGCAGTGGCAACCGCATCATCCGCTAGTGTGGTTGATAGGGCTACGTTTGCCGCTCCGGTGAACCCAACGGCACTTGCGGTGACATCACCAGTGATACTGAAATTTCTAGAGTTCGCTAAGGCAGTTGCAGTAGAGGCATTACCAGTAACAGCCCCTTCCAAGTCGGCTACTATTGTTCCAGCAGTTCCAGAGAATACCTCACTGTTGTTGGTAGCATCAGGAATGAAGGTGAATTTCCCTGTATTGTCATCGAATCCGAAGAAGCCTACTTTTCCAGAGGAACCATTATGCCACTTGAATTCTATTCCTCTATCCTTGTTATCATTGAGTCCTGTGCCATCCCCACCCAATGTGAATACTGGGTCATCAACTGTGACAACGGTTGAGTTGATTGTTTGTGTAGCACCATTGACTGTTAGATTGCCTCCCACTGTCAAATGACCAGTGAAGATAGCCGTGTCATTAGACTGCGAACCTATAGTGAAATCGCTACCAAAGTCAGAATTTAGTTTGGTCTTTAGATTGTCAACTGTTACATTTGTATCAGTATCAGTCTGATGAGTGTCAATCATGCTCTTGATATCAGCAGGTGCATATCTCTTGACAGTAGTAGAGTCACCAGCAGTCCTTTCTGCTGAGGATACTTGACTGACTCTATTATTGTAAGCAGTCTCAATCTCAGTATCAGTTTGGTCAGCAGTAGCACTTGCTTCTATACCAAGCATTGAAACTAAGTTTGCTGGGGTTATTTCCTCTACAACACCTGCCCCAGAACTATCTCTACCTAGAATTCTATTAGTGGCAGAAACATTCTGCATCTTCGCATATGTCACCGCATCATCGGCTATGTTTGCAGTTGCTACACCACCACTAGGAATCAGTCCAGAGTTCCCTTCTGAAATGGCAGATGTGTAAGTTATGTCAGAAGTGAGAGCAACGGTTCCTGTGGATGAGGGGAGCGTAAGTGTCGCGGAACCCTTAGTTAGAGTCCCATCGGCATTTATCCTCAGTGTCTCTGACCCACTGTTTATCGCACTGAATCCCTTTGTAGTCTGGTCATACCCCAAGAATTGGACTAGCCTATCAGTAGCATCGTGGTCACTCCCCGCCGGATACTTGATTATAGCAACAGGGATGTCACCAGCAGTCAATGAGGATACAGAGGCAGTGCTTAACGAATTAGCACCAGTCCTAATCTGTATGACATTCGATGCGTCAACTACAACAGTGGCATACCAATCATTACCTGCTCTTTCTCCTACACCGGGTTCTATATCATTCCTAGCGGAGATAGACACTAGAAGACCGTTTCTCATTATCTTACCAGATGCAACGTCATACTTCGTGTATGCACCACCGTCTTCTTGTGTGATGTTGAATCCACTGAGAACACTATTACCACCAGTGGCAACGTTCAGGGAGTTGATTATACCACTGTGTATGTTGTCTGTTCCGTCTACGATTCTAGTGCTTGGGCTAGCAGATAGAGTAGTCAAGAAGCCCGGATTGCTGTTAACCATCAGTCTACCTCCAATCTAATTGTGAATGTCACTGTATCTGCCGATGGCACTACTCCAGTGTTCGTGAAGGTAACTCGGCTCAATAGGGTATCGGCAGAATTGAATATTCCTAGTTCTGATACCCCTTGTGTTCCAATATCCGCACCAGTGAAAGAAGCAGTCCAAACTAACTGTGACCCTATTCTAGAAGGGGTCACTGTCTTCTCTGCTACGAAGGCATCCAAAGCAGTCTGCGAAGCCGCCGTGTCATCTCCGCCATTGCCTATTCTTACCTTCGTAAATGTGCTTGCCACTGTTGATGCTAATGCTTCCTTTCCGCTATCTACTATCATGCGTAATCCTCCTGTTGGTAGAACTTATCTTGGTAACTCTTCTTGGTAACTGTGCTATGCTCAAATCCTACTTCCTCCGTGAACCCAACTAAGTCATCGAAACCCATGTTTGAGTTATATGATAGTGCATTCGATGACCCCGTTATCTTGTAGGAGAAACTGATATTCTTTAGTTTAATTGCATCAAACAGGAATTTTCCAGCCGAAAGAACTACAGCATCTCTACCCAATAGCACAGTGCTATCATCTGATTGTCTGGTGGATAATTCACTAAGCCTCTCAGCAATCGTCTTGTCAAATGTCCCTACTTTCAATTTGAGTGTTCCAGCAAGCACATTCTCTATTTCAAAGACCATGTAATCATCAATTGGAATGTTATGGTTAGGGAAGTTCAATCGAACTATATCTCCGGCTTCAAGTAACTCTAAGCCTTGTTTTTGTAATTCAACATCTATTTTTCTTGTTCCTTCACTATAGATTTCCATTAACTCTACTGCCTTTGTTTCTGCATCTGTCCTAGTCTTTATTGTTGGGTCAATTACCTTCACTGCTCTTACTTGTTTCTTAGTAGGCTCTTCTAGTTCGTATTGGACTTTATCTCCGATAACGATTATCTTGTTCGCTTTATCGAACATGGATTTATTTGCCCCTACTTTGATTAGACGACCAGACTCCTTGTAAGACAAAGCATACTTACGCAGACTATCAGTGTCTTCTATGTTCCTTGTGATGAATTCTCCGTTCTTTATTCTGTAGTCTAAACCTCGTTTTATGATTAATGAGTTGAGTGCATTATACATATTGCTATTATCGAATTTCAAATTAGTAACAAACGTCTTCTTGTTTATCAATACGATTTCATCGTTCTGTGCTGGAGCGTAGTATTTTTTCGTGAGTGTTATCACCGCGCTTGACACGTTGCTTACCTCTCCAATCAAATGTCCATCATAAGTATAGATGACATCCCCATTACTAATGCCTGTGACATTCTCGGTGCAAGTTATCGTAGTAGAAGAAGTAGTTCCACTACTAATGATATTGCCCGTTGGTTTGGAGAAACTTCTTGTTGCATTGTAGTCCAGACCAGCAAGTTTGACTATATTCTCCACTTCCTTTTCCAATTGAGAACCAATGGAGTATGTGGTTCCTATATGGCATTTCTTGATTTCCTTCAACTTAGGCTTCCTTCCTAGTGTGATATCAAAGACCTCTCCAAAAGACACTACTCCATTACCATTTAATTCTCCATCGAATTCTAGAGTCAACCCTGTTCTAGATGTGTCCTCATCAATCTCTATTGTTTTCTTAACAACTATTTTCCTTCTGTCATTGTGTTGCCCATCAGTGACATGCATATCTAACACATCACCATCTGCTAAATCAGAAAATGGTGTGAGAGCCAATGCGGGCGTTCTTCGCTCTATCGTGCTATTGGCATTATCAATATCCAATAGGAGATACATATGATACACGCTTTCTGAATAGGTGGGGTCATCTCCTTCTCTTGCACCACCAGTTCTCCAGTCCCTTCCCTTGCCATCATCCAGTAATGTATTGAATTTGATTTCCTTTTCTTGATTCTCAAAAGTGACTTCTGATGGGCGCATCAATCTCCATTTGTTCCCATGTGTAGTAGTGTTTATCACCGTGTCAAATACAATCTGTTGAACTTCAGTCGCGCTTGTTGTTGGAGCCGTGGAAACAGTGTGAGAAGTGATTTTCATTATTGCTGATGGCAAGTTATTACCAATGGTGTTTCTAACAGTGGCTTTAGTGCTTCCATTTGGAATATCGTGGTTGTATTGTTCTGAAACCAAATAGTATCCTGTGAGGTCAGGCATGTAACTCAACCAAGCGTGTTTGGTGTTGGAGTCTAAGGTGAATGTCGCAGTCTGGGACGAGACACTAGCGTTACTGAAATCAAACACTGGCTTTACTAGCATCTGTGCTGAAAACACCCCTCCTTTGGTATGAGTCGTGTCAGTTCCACTAGTGCCACCTCCACCCATAGTGACGTTTCTAAGAGTAGCATTTGTTCCCCTGTATAGTCTAGGGGCTTCATCATCCACATCATAATCACTCAATGTTGGATTTAGCGCAAGAATGCTAGTTTTGGCTTTGGTTCCTGTCATTGCTAGGCTATCCCTAGATTGCTCTACTACCGTTCCCACTGCATAATCAGCATTCAAATCAGGAACAGTCAGAGTCTTACTACCCTCGCTCCCCGAAGTCCAAGAGAAGGGAGTCCCGTTAATCCACCCGTTCCCTCCATTAAGACCAAAACCAGTAATATCCGCTAATACAAGGCTGGTTTGACCATCTGTGTATGCCGTGGCAACAGTGGTTTTCACTCTTGTATACTGTTGCACCATTGTGTTTCTTGTAGTTTGTTCAAAATCGTGAGTGTTACTTGAAACGTAAGCAGAGTAATTTGCCTCGGTATCCAATGTCAATTCAGTGCTGAGTGTGATATCATCCACACCTATGATGTCTGCTCCAAATTGGGGAAGATGAACGTCTGCTCCCTGTTTGAATCCTCTAAACACACCAATGCAACCATCATAGATATGTGCTAATGACCCACTGTAATTGTTGCTTATACCAACACTGTATCTGAATGTCCTATTGGCCGTGGTATTACTCAAGTCCCTATGGTAAAGCCCAGCAATGACTCTAGAGATATGCCTATGCCCATTGGCTGAAGTGAAGTGATTGAAGGCAGATATCCTCCTGTCTTTGAAATCTGGTTCTCTAAGGAAAAGGCCAGAAGAAACGTTACTGTCATCCCATGTTCCCTTGTATTCCTCAGAGATTAAAGGAATGATGATATCATGTCCATCAAAGCGTTTTGAAACATCTGAAGAATTGACCAACCTTTTAGTCCAATTGAAATTAGTGCTTTGCACTGTGGGTGAGCAAATCCAAACATGGCTGAATCTGATATTGTTATTCCCCTTTGCCCTATCTTGCTTATATTCATCTGAACTGTTTGACCCACTGAGATTGTCAATATTGAAATCTGTTGTCCCAAACAATCGGAACGGTTGGACACCTGCGTATTCTGTGCTTCCTTCGTATCTCAAAAGCCCTGTTTGTGATGCACCTCCGGGGTTTAACACATCATAGAGAACGTTAGGAAGCCATTCGGTTCCTTGAGTGTCAGCACGATGCGAAGCAACAAACCCATTGATGCCCCCAGCATATTGATTGTTGCTATACGCACTAGCGGGGTATGCACCTATCTTGTCTTTCTGGTAGAAAACATCCCCATCTGACTCACCTACTGTATCAGAAACATACACACCATCATTGTCTATTGCAATCCCATTTGTCGAGGTTTCCACTGTTGGGGTGAGGTCTGCCTGAACATAATCGAATGTCTTCACTGTAGGTATGTCTTCTGCTTTCTCAGGAAGCGACTCATAGTCTACTGGATTGAAATGCCAATCGAAGGTTGCTTCCACTAATCTCATGACTCCGAATCTTCGTGCTTGATTGGTTGTCTGCGTGGCAGAGGACATGGGTGCTTCTTCAAACATGTTAGGTGATTGAAGGGTTTGTTTGGTTTGACCCGTATATTTCTGATGAGAGGTTTTTCCAGTGTTGAAGGATTCAGACTCTAGAACCATTGAGAAGTCCTCGTAGTTCTTGGTGTGATAACCTAGATTGTTATGTCTGAGTTTAGATGAGGGGAAGGAATCTCCCACGGCTAGGAGTTCATATGTCTCTGACTTCGGGTCAATTTGCTCAAAGGAGGAATATTGTATATCCTGTTCAAAGCCATCTGTCTTGTATCCTGACCTACTAGCATATATTGAATCGTTTTGACTTTCTATGCTTGGATATGATTGTATTATTGGCGTATCATTTTGGTCACCACAGAAATTAGCAACATATGTCCAACCGTTTATCGTGTTACTACCAGCAAGTGGCTTGTTGTCTTGGGTGGCTGTAGGGGTGAATACAGTGCCATTGGTTCTCACCCCATAGCCCACACCGTATCCTTGTATTTTCTGGTTTCTTCTTCCACCATTGTAGATGCTACTATGCGTTTTACTTATTGTTCCGGCATCGAATTTCTGTAAATCCCAATAGCGTATTGTTTCCTTGGGGCCAAAATAACCAGAACCACTGAAGGTGTCTTGCAGTCTATGGATGAATCCACCAGTGTCTATGTTATTGTTCACTAGATATATATTGCAGTTTCCTCTATTATCAGAACTATTACCATCTAGCCTTCCTAGAACCACTGGGAATATCGGGGCAACAGACAGGGTTGTTTGCCCCTCATCCTTCTCATTAACCTGCACGACATTGAATGATTCCTTATTGATAGTTGCAATATCTAACTTATCAACAGTAACGCCATTCTCATTTCCAGCATTGAATGCGAATATGGAGTCATTAGTGGATACTGCCTTGGGGCTTGAGATATCATATCCTAAAGTCCTGTCTTCCGTGTAGTTACCAGTGTTTGAGGTGGCTTTCAGTTCGTCATATGTGAATGCTGATGAATTCACACCGAAAGTTCCACCTAATGATAATCCACTATTGAAGCCCAGCCCCTTTTCACTGATAGATGTGAAACCATTGATACCTGAATCATGCAATTCGTTACTGGCTAATGCCTTCGTTCCTGTAATGTAATTGACCCATGTAGAATCATATGGGTGATAATACAACAAAGACGTTGTTGTAGTTGGCGTAGCATAGGTTGTATCATAGCAAGTTATCCTATCCGAGGTGCTACTGTAATTCTCCTCATATTGCTTGACTTCACCGATTAACTCCCCTGCTTGATTCATAATCAACCCGTGTCTCTTAGGGGTTAAATTGGGTGTTCCAGCCCATGTGATATAGGCATTTGACCCAGAGATGCTAAGACTGCTTATCCCAGTTATCGCTGTAGCATTGAGGATTGGTGGAATTGAAGTGTGTATCACATCTTCCATGAAGGTAGTGTTCTTGGTGACTGTTTGTGAAAGCAATTTGGAGGTTTCATCCCTACCAACTACACTGTAAGTGGTCAATCCGTGTTCGGACTTGCTAGACACATCCTCGACAATCCCATTGAATGCTGAGTCGCTTATGGCATACCCACCACGATAGTAGTAGAACCTGCTGGCATTCTCATTGCTTCTTTGGTAGAACACCCTATCAGAGTCTTGAATCTTCAGGAACTTGTTATCCTTGTCTCCATAGTCAATCTTGTTGTCATGCCCATTATAGATACCATTGACTAATCTAGCATTATACAGTTTGGTATTCTTCTTCTCAATAGTAACATCCGACATGCTGAGTTTACTAGTCGTGTAATTATACTCCGTGTCTGGTTCAAGCGTTGTGTTAATCACACCAGTGTAGGGAGGTAGGAATAGTGTCTTCCCAGAGAAGTTCTCTGCTACCGCACTACCACTCCAAGTATTAGCAGTCTTGAGTTTCTTGTTCTTTATCGTGATATTCTGAGTTCCACCTGATTGAGCCGCTACAGACGCAACGGCATAATGATACCCATCAATCTCTATAATGTCATCATTGCCTAGTATATTCCTTAAGTCCGTTTGTTTCCTTATGTCGCTCATTACGATTATAGATGTATTAGAGGAATCTCTAGCCGCCTTTCCTTCAAATGCAATCAAAGCCAAATTATCATTGTGAATGTTTCTTTCAAGAACCAATGTGTCTTCTTCTTTGATTTTCATATGTTGTATGCCGCTATTGTCCAATATATTGAACTGGGCTAATTGGCTCATCTTATTTCTTGGTTGATTTAGTATTGCCTCAGTTATGAGAGGAATCTTGTTATTTTTGAAATTCGCTTTTTCAAAGGTGATATATTTCCCCGGCCCAGTCATGTTCCCATCAAGGGTATTTGCTGTTACTGAGTCAGAGTTGGCTGTGTGTCTATGCATCTTAGGAAAAGCATTCTCCCATTTGTGGAAGTTACTAGAGTTACTATCATCAGAGGTTTTGTTAGCATCTACGAGAGTGGCCTCCATCCTGTCCTTACCTAGACTGTGAATAGTGTTTCCAAACTTACCTTCAGTTCGGAATGCCACATTGTGAGCAGTCTTCCCTATTTTAATGTCAAAATTGGTGGTAGTGCCACTTATTGCTATTCTAGCATAATCTATTCTAAATTTGTTTGTTAATGCTGTAACATTGGTGATGTTGCCTAATAGCACATTACTAGCATTAAACACAGACATGCCTATGGAGAGTTTCAAGTCATCATTGGCATCGTTTAAAGTAAATTCCTTAGAACTACTACCCGCTTCATATTGGGCATGAGCATCCACTGCCGTCACTACAAGGGTGGTAGGATAGTTCCACCACCTTAGATGGGTGAGGTTGTATTTGGTCATGTAGTCCAATTGGTCTTTTTCATCCAATCTATCATTGTAGAAATACCAAGTAGGACGACTGCAATGCGCTACTCTATCGTGCTTTGGCGTGGACGTTGACGTATCACCCCTCAGTCCATAACTGACTGCTACTATATCCGTGGCAGTCTTGGCTGGCCCCTTGTAAATCTCAAACTTCGTGTTTATTGATACCTCTGTCGGGTATGCTGGGGAGAACTCAAGACCATCTCCGAACTCATCGAATGATATTATCCTAGTTACCTTTGCAAAATGTGGTCGCAGTGTGTCTGTTCCCATCTGATATGTATCAGGATTCAAGAGGATGAAATAGTCATAGTTCTCTATATCCAAACCTACTTCCTCTGTGGCTGGGTAATCAGAGGTAGAGTAAACGAACTTCCTGTTTGTCTCTGAATTAGCAAGTTGGGAATCAAACACCTTGACTTTGAATGAATGTGTCTCATCTCTATTAATAGCGTAATCTGTTAAAGTGTTATTACCCGGATACAGCCTATTCCCAATCTTATCGCCATAGTCATTGCTGATTGCGCCGCCATGTGAGGTGTTTCTTATCTCCATGAAGTTAGCGGAATTAACTAGAGAACTTCCACTGACTGAGTTCTCGTATTGTAGGTTGTTCTGGACAATGGTAGGATTGACAGAGACAGACAGATATGCTTCGGTGGTTCTAGCAAAGTGGCTACCATAGTCATAGTCTGCTTGGTTTTGAGCCGTTGCTTCTAGAATATCAGTATCCCTCTTTCCCGCATTCAACGGGAACACTGCCTTACCGTATACACTCGTTCCCATTTAACCACCAAAAGTATAGTAAAACATGATATCCGAATAACCCGGAGTTAGAGTCTTTTGTGTGGCACTTGGCCTTTTTCCCTTATGCATCGCAATCTCATAGAGTTCACCGAAGAACTGCTCTGCGTTATTTGCTCCCCTACCTATCTTGCAATCGCTAGGGTCAAGTTTGAATGATGTGATAGTGTGACTCTCTTTCTTAATTAACTCGTCATTGAGATACAATTCAAGGGTGTTATTGTTGTATACCAAGGACACCTTGTATACCTGCTCTAGATACAATGCCTCTCTCAGTTGATTGGTGTATATCGTTGACCCTACAGTGCTACTAGGTGCAGATGCCAGAGTAATTGTATCTCCTGATACGCTTGATACTGTTCCTAGTAGGTTAGCCGAAGAGTCGTATATCTTGCTACCTGCTCCTAATTCCTCCGCTTCTCCTGAACCTACATTGATTTGGTCACTATTGCCAGCAGAGAAATTCGTGGCAGTCAAGTCGGTTATGTTATCTGACATGGCGGCACTTCCCATTGCCGCTTGATTCAACTTGGCAGTCACTACGTTATTCGCCCTAGTTGTGATTATGGTTCCATTGTGACCATTAGCCCCATCGATGGCAGTCTCTAGATTAGTGGCAGTGGTGTCATTGTTAGTCTCTGCTCTGAAGAAGGTGTATGTCCCATCGGTTGTCCCAGTAACTTCTATTGTAGAAGCCTTGTATTTCTTCAGGGTTCCAGCCGCGTCTGTGATACTGATGAAATTGTCAGGCGTTGCCCCACCAGTGAAGTTAGATTTGGTAACATTGGAGGTGTTGCTCAGTGTGATAGTGGTGTTACCACCAGTTCCTACTGTTCCCTGTGTCAAGGAGACTGTCCCTGATGAGTTACTAGCGACTATGCTACCGTTGTGACCATTGGAATGATTTATCGCAGTTGCCAAATTAGCACCAGTGGCATTAGCATTGGCTCCTTCTTGGAAGGCCACTGCACCTGACACATCCCCTATGGTCTGAGTAGCACTTGTTGCGATAGCATCTCCATTTGCCACTGGAACATACTTCTTCGTTACTGGTGTTCCAGCACTATCGATAATCTGTATGTATGGTGTGTTAGTGGCATTAGCCTCAGTCACACCACCAGTAAAACCAGCAATAGTAACATGAGTATTCGTGATGCCTGTCGTCCTAGTTATGGTATTGTTCCCACCAGCACCAACCGTTGCTTGTGTCAATGTCCGTGTAGTCCCACTATTGGATACTGTTATCTTACCATTATGACCATTGGAGTGTAGTATTGCAGTTCTCAAAGATGCCGCAGTTTGTGTAGCATCAGCACCTATTTTGAATAGGACACATTGATTACTTGCAGAGTCAGTTATCACTTGTCCAGTAGTATGTGCAGGGTCGGTAGATGCCTTGTATTTCTTTACTGTTGAACTTCCATCATTTGAGGTTATTGTGATGAACTCAATGTCCTCCACTTCATTGACAGCAGTGACTAAATCATTATCTCCGTTGTTGTTATTAGCCCAACCATAGGGAATGTAATGTGAGTTAGTCATATTACTTCCTCTAAGGTTTGTGTCATTGTTATGGTTCTCTGGTGTAGAAGCAGTTGAAGTCAGACTGACTGCCGAACCAGAACTAGTCGCAGAGCAATCCAAGGAATACTCACTGTTACCTGCCACTGCATTAATCGCGGCGGCTAGATTTGTTGCGACATCAGTGGTGGTTGGCATTCCAACTCCTCCACCATCTACGAAACCAAATGCTAATGCGCCGTAAGTTCCACTGTCTAACACAGAACCATTGCTTACTTGACCACCGGAATTGAACTGGAAGAACTTGTATACATCACCGCCTGAGTTGAGGACACCTACCCAATCATACGCACCCGGATTCGTGTTGGGTTGTTGAACATACATCACTTTGATTTTAGCCGTGGCATATACAGGAGGAGTGTTACAAGGTATGCTATTCGCGTTGGCAATGGTGTATGAACCAGTAGCGGCTACGGGTGAGACATAGTTCGCTATGTCATCTGCTCCTATAGCGACTTGACCAGTAGCCTTCGCGTTCACTTCCAAGTCATTGTAGTCTGATACGGTTATGGTTCCTTGTGGATTGCTACCAGTGGCACTAGAGGACACTAATTGATAGCCTGTTGTCATATCATCATAGTAGCCAGTAGCATCATAGTATCCTTGTAGAGAATCTACTGCCTTGATTACCGTATCGCTTTGTATGGTCTTAGTGGTTCCACCCTTGGTCAGTTCAGCAACGACCTTGTATTCTGCTGGTTGGTTGTATGAACTTGATGTGGTATTCTGCAAGTATAGTTTCAGGTTCGTATTGTGGAATAACATCATCTTCTGCGTGAGATAAGCAGAAGTTCCGAGGTAATCTACGCTCTCATATGAAGTCCGACTACCCAAGGCATCTGTAGGATATGGAGGGGTCTTTTGTGAGTCAAGCACCCCATGCTTACCAGAAGCCCTAGAACCCGCTCCATTTACGTCATATGGGGTAATTATGGCCTCTATTACGAAGTTGCTATCATGCGCCCATATTCCCCTTTCCCTAAGTTCGGTTGTAGTGGTTATGTTCTTCTTTAGGTTCTCATTGTTGGCTAATTCCTCATCGTTGTTAGCGGCCAGTGTTATCTGTGTAGCAGTGACGGCACTAACAACACCAACCAGAGCATTGTCTGCATCATACACGTTGTCTCCGACTTCAAACTTAGTAGTGGCATCTACGGTATCTACTGCTATGTTCGTGGTTGAGTTGTCATTGATAGCCCCATTAACTAGAACGCCAGTAGACTCTAAGGTAACAGGATGTTGTATTTCCCCAGAAGCCGCCAATGCTTGTTCCTCTAGTGTGACTACTGCTGGGTCATAATCCAGATTCAGATAGCCTTCGCAGAACAGGGGGAAAACCAGTTTGTAGGAGTTCTCGATGTAAGCATTGACCATATTCACCCATCCAAGAAATTCTCCGCAAGGACATATGCCTCTTCAAAGTCCAATGTGAAACCTATTGCTGGAAACTCTGCTCCAGTTATCGTAGTGTTGAAAGAGCGGATGAATCCAGTCATTCCCACAGTAACGTCTTCTGCTCCTGTATATGGGGTGAAATACTCTGAGTTAGACCCAGCACTTGCAAACAGATTGTCATATCCCCTGTTCTTCCATGAGAAGGGTATAGTCTGTAGTTCTGATACGTCCTTTGTGGCAAGTGCGTTGTCTCCTCCATGATAGGTAAAGGTGTGGTCAACCCTACTTGGCCCCAGCACTATCAGTTTGTTGAAATTCTGGTCATCTTGAAAAGTAGATGCATCCACATATGAGTGTATTAGTTGAGCCATCTCAAATGAAGTTAGGTTGACTTCCTTGGCGGCTTCACCATCTCTCTGTTTCTTTATTTTCTGACCAAGCAACTGCCCACTGATATTGACAGTCTTCTGTGCCATGCCCACATCGAAGGCTAGGCTAAGTGACTCCCCTTGGATTGCTCCTGAAAATGGCACTCCCATGTTCATTACTGTCTTGGAAGTGTTAATGGTCACGCTATCAGCAAAGAGGGGAATACGATTTGTGGTTCCTCCACCATAGTCGTTCCTCCTTTGTAGTTCTAGGAAGACCTTGAAATTCGCAAAGTTCTCACCAGCCATTAGAAACCAGCCCTCGCACTTGTTGTTCTATTCATCTGCAATCCAATCTCTCTGGCTACCTTTCTTGCGATATCCCTTATCTCAGCATCAGATGCACCGACTCTACCATTGACATGAACGTGTATTGTATTCCCTCCCATAGCCTTACTCGCGGCATTTGATAGAACCCTTGCACCTTGTGGTAGTCCTACTAATTCTGGCCCTCTCTCCCCGACCAGTGCCATCCCGCGTTCTAAGACTCTGCCTCCTCTCCACATACCGGGTATCTTACTCTTTAACCACCCACCAGCCTTCTTTAGTCCACCTCCTTTGATGAAATCAACCATTCCCTTAACGGTGTCAATAATTGTGGCTACTAATGCTTTCAGAATTGCAAATATCAAATGAGGCAGTTTCTTTGCCGCGCTCCAAATAACCTTACCTATTGGAATAAGAATCCGTTCAACGTATATCTTCAACGCTTCGACTACGTTTCCCTTGAATATCGCCTTGAATATATCAAATACCGCACTTAGTATGTCCTTTACAAACGTGAGTGCTTTCTTTATGTCATCCATTCCTAGACTCATACCCATGTCGGCTAATATGCCCTTGAAGTTCTTGAAGAATTTAATCGCTAGAGGCAAGAACAGGATTAGGAGTAACATTCCAAACATGGCTCCAACTAAGAACCTAGTTGCCATCTTGAAGAGATTCTTAGTGAACTTCCACATCTTCTGTGCTTTGAAATACGCCTTCTTGTCTAATCTCCATCCTAGTTTTGAATATCGCAAATCGTCTATGGCTTTGTTTTCTAACTCAGTAACCAATTCATTGTTTATTCCTAGTTGTTCCTTGATGTCTGCTAGAAGTATCTCTTGGTAATCATCCTCACCAAACGCCTTCTTGTATGTTGCTTCGGCATCTTGATACTCCTTCGTCTTCATAGTCTCAGCATTAGAGAAGGTAACACCACCATACTCGTCTGCTATCGGGGCTGGCATGTTGTCTCTTGCTTTCTTCAGTTTAGCCATAGTGTCAGCCATCTCACTCTGGGCTTTTATGGACTCCTTCACGTTCTCGTTGTATGCTGAAACGGCATCGGCAACTGCACGGAATTTATTCTGCACCTTCCAGAACCCACTACCAGAAGTCATTCTGCTAACTACGTTCCACGCCTTGGATTTACTGGCGGCTTCCGCCATTCCTCCTCCAAGTTGGCTGAAACTTTCAGAGAGTTCTTTGTTAGCGGCGGCTATGGAATAAATTTCATCTGCCATTCACTCACTTCTTTATCTGCTTCTGTATTTCTTCTGATTTGTATTTCTCTACTTCCCCATGAATAAGTAACATTTCTACCATTGTCGAAATCGTTGTGTGTTTGGCCTCCATTGGATTTATGCTGAAAACTTTACAATAGGAATATAGCAATATCTTGTATGCTATTTCCGGCTCTACCTCTCCTCCACTTATTGCTTTTCTAATTAATCGGCTTTTCCCATATCATCCCCCATCTCCATGAAGGGGTTTGGTAGGACTTCCTTTAGTTGCGCACCAATATATGGACTCAACCGTAGGATATCTAATGGCTCTAATGGGGGTTCTGTCTTCTCAACGAATTCTGTCACTAGGTATTTGTATAGTTTATTCATGTTTATTTCCATTTCTTGTGTTCTAGAATTAATATCCATTAACTGTGAGGTCGCCTTTTCCACTTGCAACCATGTAGGTTCCTTTACCCACACTTTCATTATTTCATCTGAGTCAGGACTTACCTTCAACTCATGGCATTCTGTTTCTGTCCTTGCGAACAGCATACTCTTATCATTTACTACATTTGTCATTTCTTATTCCACCTTTTCTAACCAACAAACAAACAGTGTTGGTGGAATTTTTTTTTGAGAGATATCGTTACTCTTGATATCCCTCCTAATTCTGTGCCGCCGCATCTGCGTTCTGTATAACCCATCTTCCTTTGTAGTAGGTTCCTGTTGCTTGACCGGCATTTCCTTCTACTAGGGTTCTTGCGGATAGAGTCACGTTCATTTCTATTGGCCCCTTGTCTTCAGGGAATGGGACATCTACTGATTGAACGATGTAATCTGTCAGTTCTATCTGTAGGACATCATTTGCGTTTCCTTCCTTCGTGAATTTCAATCGAAGAGTCTCATCTGTCCCAGAAGAAGTATGCTCTCCTTGCGCTCTTAGGTTATCCCAAACATCTGTATCTGTGACAAGCATGGTCAAAGACACCTCATATGTCCTCTGACCGGGAATGTGCGTTGTGGTTATGTCCCTACTGTATGACCCAACGAATCTCTGTGGAGTGATGTTATTGTTGATAGTAAGACTACCAGTCTTGACTCTAGCAACAGTCTGACCGAACACGTTTATCTGTCCTCCTGAAAACAGGTATGGTTGATTATCCGAATCGGTGCTACTGTAGTTCTGGAAGGAAGTGTGCGTTCTAACGTTGTTCTTTGGATGATATCCAAGTGGTGAATCGAATGCTCTTCTAGACACCAAGTCTAGACTTGCCTTGACTTCTTGTCCCTCTTCAAAGTTCAACGTGAGGGTATTCAATTGGCATCCTGTGTAGATTCTTGAGTAAATGTCCTTGAATGGTCTAGCAGTAGCATCTGTGCTGGTTCCTTCTGAACCCACATAGTAGTGAGCATCAGCAATGTCTCCCTTCTCCATCGTAACGTCCAAGGCAAAGGATGGTAAGTGGTCAGCATTACTCTCCTTGAAGCCATAGGTGATGGCATTAGTCGCATGAACCACCTTCATATCCCCATAGGCCTTTACATCTGTAATGCTACTGTCTTCCATAGGTGGATACAGTTTACCAGAAATTGCTCTAACGAAGGTAGTCTGGTCATCACCAGTAGTGACGAATCCGCTTCCATCCGAAGCAAGGGTAGCACCAGCAGTGTGTGTTACATTCTTTATCGAACCTAGAGCATAGTAAAGCCACATGCCATTACCAAGGGATATATCCATAGAACCACCGCTTACTGTCTCGTTCTTCTTGAATTGATAGCCAAAGTTTCTACCAGACAAGGCCAATGAGACTTGACCTAATTCTATGTCTACTGATGGAGGAGTAATTGTGTTGACCAGACCTAGCCAATTGTCTGCCAATAGTTTTGGTTTATTATCAGCGACCTTTGGTGAGGGGATAGGTGCGCCAAATGCGTGAATCCTAACATGCAGAACATTGCCATCAGCCCCAACATCCCTGTCAAATGTAATGGTGTCAGCAGTATTAGCCGTAATCATGCAAACTGTCTTCGGGTCATTGGCAGTAGTATCGTTAGTGACAGTAGCCATGCATCCAACATACAGGCCGGGAACCAAATCCTGTAGTTCTGTTTCAAATCCATCTGCACCGTTTGTTCCGTTGCATTCGGCATTTACTAGGTATATGTCCATCTCTGGAATCATTGTTGCCGATGCACCTGCACCTACCCATACTTGATTTGCTAGTGATGTTGTTGTTGCCATTTTACTCTCACCTATACGCTGATAGCCATCCTCTTCATCTCTACCGTCAACTTGTAGCCCAATAACCTTTTGTTCCTATCGTTGGCTTCACTCCTACTCTGTAGTTTGATTAGTTGCGCACTGTCCTCTACGTTATTGCTACTATTACCGCCAACATATACCTTTGGTTGTAGGCTATTATTCTCAAGGATATATCTCGCTATCCTATAGAGTGCTTGAAGCCTATCTCTAGAGAACGTGAGTTCGGAGAAATCCCTCCTATGCATAGTTCTAATGTGAACTGTGAAACCGAATGTCTCGTTTCTTACTGCATAATCAATTGTTGGATACTCAGTAGAGCCACTGTCCTCATAGACGATAACTACTGACTTTGAATCCATGTCGACTCTTCTTCCCTCATTAGGAGCAATGGAACGGACATCTATGAAATTAGGAGTCTCATTGTGGTTGGATGTTATATCACCGCTACTAACCAAAGCAGAAGCGGCTGATGCCCAATTATCACTTAGGAGTCTAATTAGGAAAGTTACCTCATCCACCTTTCAACACTTCCTTAGTAGCCTTCTTTATTTCATCCATCATTCTTGCGTGGTATGCCTTCTGTGCCTCTTCTACAACACTCTCATCAGACAATGCGAACTCTGCATAAGCACTATCCTTGAGAAGCGCGTTCCTTTCTTTCTCCCGTTCTAATATCTCTTCAAGAATTTTAGTTGCATTTATGTTTTCCATATTATCACGAAATGAAGTATACCATATTTGCCTTGCCCTTCAAAGTCGCATTAGCCTCTTCTACTAGGATATCGTGCTTCGTCTTCAAGTCAATATTAGATTGCGTTTCTGCGATTAGGATTGAGTTGTCATCATGTCGTATGACTTCGGCGGCAACTAGTTTCGTAGCGGCATCATGAATGGTAGCGGGAACCCTGCCTTCACCTGCGACATATGTGACTCTTACTGAGTGTCTCTCCAAGTATGGATAATTCTGATGGAAGAATATCTTACCCTCATCTCCTATAGTCCAATAATCACCCATCCTACGCTGGTCTTGATTGTCAGTGAAGTTAGTGACTGACCCATATGTCGAGGAGATTGTGCAATTAGTTCCATCCTCTCCCATTAGCAAGGATGAGATGACAACCGTAGTGCTATCCTCACTGTTAGTGGTGGCATAGAAGAAATCAGATATGTTGACTGAGTTTCCAGTATCCTGAAGCGATTTAGCGGCAGTCTCACCAGTGAACTTAGCCGTCTTCATTGGATATACCTCGTTGATTGCATCGACAATCTGACTAGCAGTCGTCTTAGCACCGAAGTTGTCATAGAAATCCCTGACAGAGTTATCAGCCAAATTCCTGATATTGAACGTGTATGTCGTAGGAGAACCAACGGTGAGGGCTATAGTCCAGTCGTTTGTAGTTGCAGTAGACGGAACCTTCAGAGTAGCAGTAGCAGAAGCCAAGTCTACCCATTCAGTTCCTTGCCATACCTCTAACCTAACTATTTTCTGCACTTTAGGATACGATAGTTGAACGAATCCTACATAATCCTTGTATGTTCGTAATGGGTATTGTCCTTGTTGAAAACCCTCAAACGAATGGAACTCGTCTTTGTAGATAGTTGGTCGATAAGAGGTCTTCGTCTTGTCATCTATCTTCTCCTCGACTCTCTTGATTATCTTCCCTACCTCTGCAATAGTGGGAGTAGTTGAATTGGTAAACGAATTGATTTGAAGGAGATTGGAGACATCAGTATGTGTGGTGTAATACCCAGTCCCATTAGTGTAGTTGGGATTGATTGCTGTGAAATCACTAGGTGAGGATACCTTGCCCATTAGTTCACCAGCCCCTTCAATCTATTGTATCCCAACTTCAACTCCATTAGGGTTTTGAAATCCTTCTCCTTATCTGATGCAACATCTCCACCTACGGCTCTAGCAGTTGTTGGCCCCTTTCCGCCAAGAGGCCCACGCTTGTCCTTTCCTGTTATTGGCTTACCTTCGTAGTCTTGACTTGGGGTGAACATCTCGTATTTCCTAGCACTGACTAGTTTGGTTGGGGTGAATGACACTCGTAGTTGAATCATGCCTTTCTTCTTTTTACCAGCATCCAATACGGGGAATGCATCTCCACCACCAGAATGTCCTCCTCCTCCACCTACTGAGCCTATTGACCTATCAGATGGCTTTTCCTCACCTCGTCTATCAGCCGTTGCTGGAACTTTCTTAGTTCTCCAATGTGGCTCCATCCCTTCTTCCTCCTCTTTCTCCGTGGGTTCATACCAGACTCTCTGTTCGACTTCCTTCCTATATTTCTCTGCTTTTGGTTTGTCTGTAGGGGTTCCTTGGATGTCTTGTTTTGCTCTGCGACTCTTTATGTCTGCGTTTATTGATTCTAGGGCATTCTCGACACCAGAGGCAAATTGACCCTCACGATGATATCCGATTTTTTTACCCTCATCTCCCCTAGCCATGTCTTTTTCCAATGCATGTCTCCAAATGGCATTAGCCAAATCATCAACTAAATGATAGTCACTACCATCTGGCTTATCATTGTCCTCCCAGATATCATACAGGTCTTCTGTTGTCAAGTCCTCAAGAACCCCATCTTTCATTGATTGAACTTTCTGCATGTGTTTGGACTCATCAATACTACTGAATGTGCCATCTCTATTGAAAATAGGGAAAGCATAGTTTAGTAGGTTCTCTATCTTCGTTACTTCTGGATTCGTTTCAGAAACCTTCCCCTCTAATGCTCTAACCCAATTCTTCCAACTCTTATTGCTAATTGGTTCCGTCTTACCAAAACCAACCCTACCCTTGTCACCCTGTGATAGTTGGTCAACGTGTATCACCAACTTGCCAACATCCAACATCCTGTCGTCTGGTTCTACGACTGAATATAGGATATCTGACAATGGGGATTTCTTCTGTGATAGAATGGTATCCTCTATGTGCTTTTCCAGTTTCTCAAGGTCAGTTGCATTTCGATATACGTCCCATGCTTCATCAATGTTATCAACTGTTCTAGTCTTGTCGAATCCCTCAATGCGATATCTACCATCATTGGTATTGCTAATGCTGAATATCTCTACGGTCTTCTCTATCTCGCTGGATTTCCTCGGACTAGCCACCACTAACTCTGAATCATCCAACTTGCCAAAGCCTTCTGCTTCAGAGATTTCAGAGAGATATTTCTCTGTATCGAACTTAATTTCATGACCGTCTACTTTGATATGGCTTCTTATCTCCTCGTATAGTATTGGTCTTGATTCTAGGAATGCTCCCATTAATCCAGCAGATTTTCCCTCTTCTTTAGCACCATGAGGAAGACCGGGTTTGAAGCCCTGCTCTGTGGTCTTAGCATCGAACATTCTCTGTGTTTTGTTGTTATCCAACAAGTCATTCATAGTGAAGTCCATCTCTTTCATCTTGGATAGAATGTTTCTAGGAATCACCGATGCAGACAGTAAGTCCTCTTGTTCCAATGCCGCTATGACTTGTGGTATCGTAGTAGAACCAATGGTCTGAAAGAATGCTCTCTTGTATTCTCTGAACTCCGCTTCATCGAATTCATACTCCGTTTCTGCATATTCCTCATTGAACTCCTGTTGAGTTAAATCCAACAAGTCTCCCAATCTACCTTGGATTAGTTCCAAGGCGTGTCTTGCCTTCGCCTTATGTGTCCTTTCTACCCAAGAGAAGGGATATGCTAACATCCATCGAAAGAGTTTGTTCTCCATCAGTTCTTGGAAATTGGCGTTTCTATCTCCCTCTAAAGTGAAGTCGTAATCATCGACTGAGTATTCTCTAGGTAGAAATATCGCCATTCAATTCACCTATGCAAGCCACTTAGCCCAAGCAATGCCCTTACTTACGGCATTAGCAAGACCAAGACCACTTGCAGGTGGTGTATAGGACATCTGCCCTGTGTTAGGGTCAATCCAGTATGGGTTATTCATATTGTCATAGCCAGCAGGTGGGACTGGATATCCAGATTGGTTGTTGAACGCCATTTGTTGTTGCATCATGGCATTGTTCATTTGGACAGAAGCGTTGCCACCTTGTATCTGTGATGGGTCAACCCCACCCGGATTTATCTGTCCCATTCCTCCCATGTTGTTTGCTGGCATTTGTTCCCCTGCTGGCATAGCGAATCCTTGTGATTCTAGATACTGTGCTTTTGCCATTCTCCTTTGCATTATTACCTCTGAGTTTATTGCCGAGGCAAGGAGTGCTTGGAGGTCTAAGTTGATGTTAGCCTCAGTGATGTTTCCAAAGGCAGTTGTAGAATCAGAATGCATGTTCAGAATCCCAGCACTGTCTGTTTGGAATTTCAATTGTGGTAGCATTTGTCCTAGAACCTTCTCCACGGTATCCTCAATCAATTGAGCCAATGCCGCTAGGAATGCTTCGCCGTGATACTGGAAGAAATCCTCAACGTGATTCTCTTGAAGAGTCAACAGGTTGTTCATTGTTTTGAACTGAGCCTGTTGATTGCTCTGCATCGTATTCATCAAATTTGCATTACTTGTCCCGAATAATCCCATTACTGCTCACTCTCCTCCGGTGCTACCTTAGCCCCCTCAGTCAATAATGTTTTCACCCTTTCGTTGATTGTGCTGGATTCTATGACAAGTCGGAACAATTCTTCTTCTCTGCTCTCTGTTTCAGAGACAGGTGGTTTTATTGTCCACCCCAACGACCCCAATGAGGCAATGTCTGTTGCCTTGAGACTAGTCAAAGGCCCACTTGACAATGGATTGAGGGTTTGCATTGTTGGAGCCTTTGGAATGTATGCGCTAAAGGAAAGACCGTGTTCATCTGCTAGAATCTGTTGCTCTAGCATCTCATACTGTCTATGAATGCCAGCGTGTTTCTCACAGTAGGTTCCTCTCATAGGATATCCCTTGCGCACCTTGTGTAGGGGTAGTGGTGGCCTCAGATTATCACTTGCTTCCCAAACCTTGTGGGTTCCACAAACTACACATCTATCCTTGATGTTATACTTGAACTTGTATGGTATCTTCAGGAACGTCTTAGTCTCTGGTTTGAGAATCTTGATTATCTCCTTCAGTTGCTTCTTTGGCTTTGTGTGTTTATACTCATATTGAGTTACTGCACCTGCCGCTCTCGCCGCAGATTGTCTATCCATAAATGCATTATTAGTTACGTTTGTAGAATTAGCACCGATGAGGCTAGGTGGCTGAAACTGCATACTCATGAGACTTCACCTCTAGTAGTCCTTTATCATTGTTAGGACTCCTCTGTATACCATCTCTGAGTCAGATTTAGCACTTACTATGTATTTATGACATGGTATTCCCTTGTCATTCAACTTCTGCATTCCTGTTCTGAATGCCTCAAATATGGGGTGGTTTTCTATAGGCCCATCATAGTCATACCTGTCTTTCCATAAGTCGTATTTGTTAGCCCAAATGGAAACTGCAATAGGGTAGTCTATCTCTCGCTTTTTCTTCTTTCTCTTCCTGTTATGCCAGTATGGGTCGCATATGCTATCCACCAAGAATGTCCAGCACAGTTGTTGCTCTATGTCATAGTGCTTATTCATGTGCCTATCATCTATCATGAAGATGATGTATTTCGGTCTTCTATTACGCATGTCCTCTATCCATTCATGCCAATAGACAGTCTGTCCTCCTAAATCAGCAGTCTTCACGGTATGTGCATCACCGTCTAGTTTGACGTATTTCCTAGTAGCACGTTGCAGTCCTTCTGTCCTATGGCGTATATCAGGAACTTCTCCTCTTGTCCTGAGTTGGTGATTTAATGTCGTCTTCCCTGCTCTACTAGCACCATAGATGCCGAAGTTAATTGCGTGAACTCTTTGGTATATTTTGTTTAGTCCTTCGACTATCAGTATGGCAAACCCTGCCATTACTGACATTCAATCACCACAGATGATTCCAGAAATCCACTAAACTGTTCCAAGCGATTGACAGGGTATTGACACCTGCAATTGCCATTGCTTGACCTAAGACAAAACTGCAAGCACAGGCCACTGCACCCCAAAACCAGAATCTAGCCCTGAGAAACCAGATGTCAGCAGAATGCGCTCTTTGTAGGTCATAGGCGAGAGTCGATTCATCCATTCCGAATAAAATTTCGCTGACCATTCATATGCCTCACTACTGCTCAGTCTCCAATGTTAGGAAAGAGCCTACTCCTTCCTTTGTTGGGTTTAGGTTAGGTAGGTTACTATCCCCATATATGTTAGTTGGGGAAGCGACAGTTGTGTTCCAATTCTGCTGGAATTGCCTGAAGGATTCTCTGACTCTCTTGCGGTTCTCCTCTTCCCTAGCCTTTCTAGCCCAATAAGCATCTATTCTTCGCTGTAGTAGGTATTCCTCAATCCAGTCATTAACGACCATATCGAACAATGCCTTCATTATCATTATCCCACCAATGGTGCTAATCCCGAAGAGCAATGAATGCTCAACCGCACCGTAAGGGAACGTTATTCCATATTGGGAATAAAAGTAGATGTTTATTCCACTGACTGCTCCTACGAACAGTATTGTCATCACTAGTCTTGTGTCTGTATCTATACTTGGCATATTAATCACGCATATTCTATTGAGTAAGCACCTGTTCCAGTGATATCAACAAAGATACCATTTTGGCATACTACCCCATGCATGTCGTATTCCAATGAGTTCCCTCTGGTTGCACCAGTGGAGTGTATTTGCATTCGTGCTACTTCTACTTCACCTGCTGAACTTGGGTCGTTATCTGCACTATCGTAGACCTTTACGGTGAATGTTCCATCTGTGACTGTAGATGCTCTAATTGAGATTAGTTTACACCTACCCTTGGTAATAATTGCGTCAGCAGTTCTGACACCACTACTGAAGCATGTGCCACTACTCATCTAAAGTCCACCCCTTCCTTCTGTTAATCTCTCGATGAGGTCTGCTTTTTTACCTTCTGTGGAAAGTTTCCTCTCTTCTAGGTGTTCCTTCAAGACCTTAACAGTGAGTTTGTTTAGGTCAGGAGGAAGAGGAGTTCCCTCTTTCTCTTCTTTCTTTGGTTCTTCCTTTACTTCTTCTTTGACTTCTGGAACCTTGGTTCTACCCATTATCTTCTCTTTTCTAGAACGAGGATATAGAGAATCCATAACTCCCTTCGCATCAGGCCCACGCAATTTGAGGTGCTTGGCTAGGTGCTTCACCTTCTTAGGTGAGGTTTCCATTAGTCTTTGTATGGTTGCCTTATCATCAGCAGTGAACTCTACCTTGACGTTTCTATCGCCGTATAGAGTGATTGCATCCCTAGTTGAAACTTTAGTTCCGTTACTGTCAAATCTATAGTTCTTCCAAGTCATCTTGCCAATCTTGCTTCTAACTACTGCCATAATTTCACCAATTATATTGGGGTAGTAACCCCTGTCCTGATGCTCTAGGACAGAGGCTACTACTTTATGTTTTACTCAAATTAGCCCGTAGACTCTGACACGAACCATGCCTACATCATCATTCGCAGATGCGGCGGCATTTGTTCCATCGAAGTCCGTTGCAACTATCTGAAAGGTCGAACTGCTCGCTAGGTCACCAGACGTATCTAGTTCGACTGTTGCGAGAAACCCGGAGGCTCCAACACCCTTCTCTTGTCCAGTAATCATTACTGCGTTGACGGAAGACAGTCCTAGTGAACTAGCACTGATTACCTCTCCATTAGCAGTGTATGCTGTGATGTTAATCTTCGCATCAACATAATACTCATCACCAGACACATGTGGGGCAGTGTAGCCCTTATGGTCAGCAAGGATGGTAACTGTGTGTGTCACTCAATCACCCGCCTATGCACTCGTTAGGTTCGTTATCTTTCCTTGGCCCTTGAAGAAGGAGCAACCAGTCTCGCCCATTGTGCGATACATTCCCTGATTCCCTAGAGAACCAACGCCGAATGGGTCACCATTGGTAATACCGTTCTCAAAGTATTGAGTAGGCTTCATGACCGATAGCCACAGATGGTCTGTGTCTAGTAGCATGATGTCACTCAACTTGTTAGCCGTTGCGTTACCAGTCTGTTCCATGTCCTTTGCTGGGATAATTGGGATGTCGTAGTAAGTGGCGACCCTAAAGCCAACCTCTGCACCCTTCACTCCTCTTACACCGTTGTGCGTTGGGACAATCTCTTTCCTGTCCATGAACCTCTCTTGGCTCTGTAGCAGGTCTGAGATGTGCTGGATAGTATCGTATCCAGTTATCATAACCTTGGGGTTTCCACCGTTCTGCCTGATTCTCCTAATCATGTCGTTTAGAAGAGTCAGTGTTAGAACTCTTGCGTCACCAGCCGCGTATCCTGCACCGAAGTCAACCTCAGCCGAAAGGAAGTTATCCGTTCCGGTGTAGTCCTCTCCGCTTCTGGTAACAGTCCTGTCATCTCCGAAAATCCTAACCAGTTGTGTTGGTAGGTCAGATGGCCCTGAACCTGCGGCAACCATATCTGCGTCACCCATTGCGGCTAGTTCACCAGCAGACGACACTATCTTGTATAGTGACGTATAGTTGTTCTCGATGTCAGCATAAGATGCGTGGTCGTAATGCTCAAGTGGCATTAGTAGCATCTTGTTCTGAACCTCTGCGTGGTGCTTACCCATGTCCTCTCTAACGATTGAGCGGATGTCTCCTACTCCATCGTCAATTGCGGCCATCTCCATTCCGAGTTCTGAGAACTCAAACAGATGTGCAACAGTCTTTGGACTGACGTATAGTTTGGTGTATTCTGGCGACAATGCTCTGAAAGAAGCATCTCCACCAAGTTCAGCGTTCTCTGCAACACCACCAATCATGTCGGCGGCTATTCCAGATAGGTCAGCCGTGTTTGCACCGGGGTCAGTTGTTCCAATACCGAATGCAGAACCACTACCACCAGCAGGTCGGCTCTTTAGAACTCTCCAACCACTGGAAGTGTATGGCCTCTTGGAAATCATTGACAGTGCATTGACTTCCTGATTTAGCATCGACCAGACTTTCTGTCCGTATAGCAAGTTGTAAAGGTCACCTAGACCACTTGCCGCACTGAAGGCATTCGATGACGCATCGTGTGGCGTTCCGAATCCTCCAACTACTCCACTGCTCTTTAGCAGGGCGTTCCCTGTTCCTCCGACCATGCCGTAGGTTGCGGCTTCTAGGTCTGCCATTGTTCTAATATGTCCTGTTGTCATACTTCATCACCTCACTGATACCTCTCCACAATACTGTGAATGTCACTCCAAGACATCTCGGATGCATCGGACGTATTGGTTGGAAGTCCCTCTGGAACCTCAAATGCAACTTCCTGTGCTTTCCTGATATCTTCGCGTTCTGCCGAAAGGGACTTGCGTAGTTCTGCGAACTCTTCCTTAAGTGCCGCTACGTCTGTGCGAGCATCATACTCTGCTCTCTCAGCCTCCGACTTCTTTACAGACAGTTCTGCATCTAGACGCGCACTGAACTCCTTGTTAAGGGAATCGTATGCCATTGCCTCTAACTTCTCGGCCTTGAATGCTTCATATGCCTTCTCGACATTCTCCGCACTTAGGTCAAGAGTAGAGAAATCAGCATTCTCTAATCCCTTAGAAACCTTCAGAGGTGCAGGGGTTGCAGTTGGGTTTCCGCCACTAACAACTTCCTCGCCAGCCTCATAGTCTCTTGTTGAGTCCTCATCAAGAGCCTTTTCCTCACTGTCGTCTGAAAGTTCTAGGTCGTCTTCGCCGCCTGTTTCTCCCAAATCCTCTTCGGGTTCGGTGTCCATATACTCGTCACCTTTCTCCATTATTTCTTCGCTTTCTTCTTCCTTTTGGAGCGAATTGACCTGCTTCATCAGGCTATTCAACTCCTCAAGGGCTTTTTCCAGTTTTCCACTCATTTTCTTTTCCTCCATTTTTAAAATGTCGAATTTTGCTTCCGGGTTTATTCCTTTTTCACAGACAGTAACTTCATGCAACTCAAGTTTTTCTATCTCGTTGTATTCCCCAAACTCCTCAGATTTTCTCTGTTTCTTTGATATCGCCTGTCCACCTATGCTGAAAGACCGTAATGTTCCTTTCCTAATACCTCTTGAGATTTCCTTAGCCTTCTCGATGTCATCGCGCATCTTGATTACTACATAGAACCCAACATCGTCTACAGCAGTTTTGTGTAGGACACCGTTGGAATCTCGGTATTTTTCTATTACCTCCCCGACTTGAACATTTGAATGATTTGACATTACATTTCTGTATTTTTCTTTCGTCATATATTTCTTGACTGCTTCTTCCAATGCTTCTAGTGTTATTAGGTCGTTTTGCTTGTCTACAATTTCTATAGATGCATACCCTCCAATTACTAAATTATCTGATTTCAGAATGCTAAACTCAGCATTGTTTTCTGCCTTCAATAATACTCCTGTTGTTGCTAACACTCCAATCACCTTTTTTTCTTACTATTTAATCTACTCGCTCTTTTCCTTGGGAAATGGCAAATTAGCCCATTTATCTTCGGTAATTTTCCATACTCCCTTATCCTCTTTCTTGTCTAGCATTTCTTGTTTCTTTCCTGTCCAAGCCAACCATGCCTTCTGCTCATCTAATGGCACTACGCGAAGATGCATTCTAGTCTGGAACTTGTCACCATCCAAACGATACTCATGATAGCCATCCTTCTGAACTCCTAGTTCTAATTCACCAGCGTCCAATAGTTTGTTCTCATTAACGGAATCAGCAACTATAGCGGGGAATTTACCTGATTTCCCAAATAGATTGAATACGTCTTCCGTATCTTCTATGTCTATAGTCCAAACCATCTTCTCTTCGCCAGCAGAAATAACGAAGTCTATGTTTCCGTCTTCTCGTTGATAGAGTTGAAATTCGCCATTTTTAGGAGTGTCTTTTTTTTTCACTTCTTCTATGTCCTTCTCTAGAACATCATCCATCGCTTGGAACTTGTTAGGATGGACGTATTGGATATCTCCCTGCTTCTTCATCCAAGACATTAGCCTTTCTGGTTCACTCTCAAACAGTTCTTCAAAGACCTCACTGTAATATTTCCCTACGAACTCAACTATCTTGTCGAAAGGTTTTGGCTTGTCTCCGTATTCGATAATGTCATTCCTGATTCCCATTCTGAGTTCAGACCTCTTGGTCTTCAATATCTTGCTGAGTTCTTCCTTCCACTCATCTATGTTGTAGAGGGCGTTCTTCTGCATCAACTCATCTCCCTCAAAACCGTAAATGGTAAATCCATCCAAGTCACTCTTCAGGATAATCTCAGCAGTTCCGTGTATACCATCAGTGATGTAGAAGCCCTTCTTCACCTTCTTCTTCTTTTTATCTCTGGCTATATCACCAGCAGTCTTTACCTTGGCCGCAGTTTGAACCCCGCTCATAACCTTGAACCTATCACCCATTGCCTTACCAGCAACATACTCTATTGCAGACTCAAGGGACTTCTTCGTCTTAGTAGAGAGTTGTTCTAGAGTATCCACCTTGTCGGATTCTGTTACTTCTGGTATCTCAATGACCTTGGCTGAATAGAGACTGAACCCATTCTTTGTCTTCTTAACCTCATCAACCTTGACTCTGACGATATCACCGACACTAACCTTCTCCTTGGTATTCAGAGCCTTCCCCACAGGGAGGTATGCCTTATCTCCCATCTCAATAGTCTTGTAGTTCCTTGCGGTTTCAGCATTGACTGGCCCTATTCCCATGCTATAGGAATGTAGTCCCTTCTTCGTCTTCTTGTCATCCAATACAACTACATCCAAGTCAACGAACTTCTTCCACTTAATCCACTTGGGGTTCTTCTGCTTACCCATGATATATGTCGATTCTATGTCCTTGATGACGACTCCTTCAGAAGCAGGTAGGGACATTATTTCCTTTGAATAGTCCTCTACCTCCTTGATTGAATCAGCAATCCTAGTGTCCTTCTTCGATGGAAAGGCTAGGTTCTCAGTGGAGTGGGAACTGTATTGGTAGAAGAGTATGTTGATTCTCTCCCTCAATGGCTCATCTGCAACCATCTTGCCCTCATGCTTCATTATGTCGAAAACGTGAGCAGATAGCCTACCCTTGGTTTCCTTCTTGAATACATGAGATACGGTGTCTGCCCTATGTAATGGCTCATCATCAAGGAACAACGTCAATTCGGCATCCAAGATGCAATCCCCGAAGTTCTTCTTCTCCATCTCCTTTACCTGCAAGGGACATTTCTCGGTAATGTCCTTCTTGTTGTAGGAGTAGATTTTGATGTCATCCTTGTCCTTGTGTATCTGAATCCTCATTCCATCATACTTCTCTTGAACTAGCCAATCACCGCTAAATCCCTTGAGTTGCTTCAAATCATCTGTTTCAAATATGCGATACATGGGCTTGTTAGGAACCAGAAAATCTACCTCTTGCTTCTCCTCTTCACTCTTCTCTGCCTTGACGACATCCAAATCCACCAATGCATCCCATTTGTCTTCAGGATATGTATCATTATACATCTCCTTCAATCTAGCAAATGCTCCCTTGAATTTCGATTTCACCCTACGAGTGTCTTTACCCTCGGCCCCATAATGCTCTATGATGTATAGGGGAATATCCTCGACTTTCAAATCCAACCCCATTGTTCCTTGTGTAATCTCATCGGGTTTCAGGTCGTGCTTCTCCCAAATCTTGTCAGGTAGCGTATTAGGATGTGACCGCATAGCATAGTGAATGAATGATATGAATACGTCTGGTTTCTGCATGAAGGTATCAATCACATCATCCCCTAGTAATTTTGAAAATGGGTCGCTTATCTTCTCTGACTTGAATCTCATCTCCTTCACTTGTGAGAACAGTGTCTCAGCAGTTCTGGACTTTGGGTCATAGACATCATCATCGAAGAGTTCCTTCTCTTGGACGTATTTCTTCAACTCTCTAGCGAAGTTGCTTATCTGGTCGAAGTCCTCTCTGAGTTTCTTGATAATCTTCTTCCACTTAGGGCCATACTCAGATGGGTCTTCCCTAGCAGAAAGATAGGCGAATCTGGTTCGCTCAAAGAAATCTAGAACTCTTTTCGTGAGTCCGTCTTCTTCCTTCTCAAACGCTAGACCAGAGTGAGGCATTCATCCCCACACCTAATTATCCGTCTTACCAATGTAATGCTTGTCACCAACGTGACCATAGCCAGATGACGTATCATCCTTGGCAGTAGGATTCTTTATCTTCTCCTCTGCTGGATTCTTCTTGGGCTTCTTGACCTTCACTTCCTCGCCCTTCAAGTCATCCTTGTTCTCAATGATGCCTAGATGCTCGGCTTCTTGTAGGATTGCCTTGGCCTTTGCTATAGCCTTGTTTACATTCTGTAGATTCGTTGCCATTGTTCATCACTGCTCTTTGTTTTGTTGATATTTATCCTTTGCATAATTAGCACCCATCTGTGCGCCTTGTGCTATTACTTTCTTTCCTGTAGGTGAAGAGGCGGCGGCTCTTGCTCCTGCCGCCACTGCGGGTAGTATCTTCTCAAGTTCTTCCTCTTCTTCATCGAGGTTTTTCTTCAGAAGTTCTCTCCATGCCATACTATCCCTCAATTGTCTCTATTATCTGATTGATTTCTGACCAGTCCATCTTCGCTATTGTGTCTCCTGTTACTGCCGTTGCTTCACTGCTTATTGATGGGGTCGGACTATCAACTACTACGAGTCCACTTTTCATCAGTAGATTATCTTTCTGATAGACAACCTCCTCAAGTGACTTCACTTTGTCGACCAATTCCTTCAGTAGTAATATCATCTCATTCTTTTCTTCACTCATCTTAATTCCTCCAAATGTTCCTTTAGGGCCAGTAGTGCTTCTCTATCTTCCTCGCCCCAATCTTCCATTGCTATGTAATAGCCACTATCACCTGTATATGAACCTAGTCTAAGTTGATGTTTGTAGTCCCAGAAGTTCAAATCGAACTCGACTGTTACCTCATCATCCTCCTCATGTTCCATAGTTGGCTCTAATGAGATGTAGTCCGTGACATATGTTTCGCCACTGTCCCTGTATCCATCGAGCATGTCATCATAGTCACCATCAGGTGTCACACCCATAATGGCCTCGTTGTTGTCCAGCATGTCAGCAACCTCACCTGCTAGGTCGTTAATGTCTTGCTTGATGATACTGAACCACTTCTGCTTGCGAAGGTTGTCCTTTAGTATTCCTCTCATGTTCATTTCAATCAATCCATTGGAGGAATCCCTTGTTCCTCATCTTCCTTTCTTCTTTCTTCCATTTCCCTTTCTATGTCTTCGGGTGTGATTTTAGTGCCGTATCTGCCTTCGGCAGTAGCAGGTTCTTTTCCTCTGTAATCACCTTCAGTTTCTTTAGGGATTGGAATCTTCTTCAATATATCTTGCCAATTCATTTCAATCACTCTAAATCGTTTAGTAGTCCGGCTTCATTGAAGATAAGGTATGCTTCAGGGAAATCCCTTTCCAGATTATCAGTATCGCCACGACTTACTGCCGCCATGAATGCAGACAATTCCCTGTTTGTTCGATAATCAGTCCATTCATTTTCATAATGCTGACCTTGGAAATCTTCTAAGGCTTCTACTGTTTTTTGGTTTTTATCACCATACTCAAGTTGAGGGGCTGGGTCTTCCTCGTCCTCTGCATCCCTGTTCCTAGTAAAGTATTCACTTGTGATTGCTTCATATAAATCATCAAAGTGTTCACTGCCAGTTACATTCGTGTTCATAAACTTGTCAATGGCTTTCGTAGCCCAATCATCGAGATTATCCTCCTGTGCTACCTTAGCCATTCGTTCTCCTAGTTGATATGTTTCCCAGTTGAGTTCTTCCATGAAGTTATCATATTTCCATTGTAGCGACTCGCTCTCCTCAAGTAACTCAAGCATTTCTTTAGGCATATACTCGTCTTCATTACCATACAACTTTAGTATGTTAAACCAACTCATTTCTTCCTCTCCTTCTTAGGGTAAATCTCTTTTCTCAACTGATTGTAGAGTGTCTCGTAATCCTTCCGTAGTTCGGAGGCTGTGGCAACTAGGTCTAAGTTGTTTTCATCGAACTTCTCAAACTTCTTCTGCATGTTCTTATCGTTCTTCACTAAGTCAAGACCCTTCATCTCTTCCAACAAATCAGACAATTGCGCTATCTCCTGACCCATGAACTCTGTTGGTTGAGCCGCCTGTAGGAGTTTCTTTATTCTCTTCTTCTGTTTAGGCTCTAGTTTCTCTACTAGACCATTGGCTTTGAGGATAGATTGCCAACTCATTCAGACTCCTCCTCTTTATCCCACACATCATGTGCGTCTATTATATTTCTGAATTCTCTATGATGTTGGAATGGTCTTGGACTCTCTATCTCTTCTAGTTCCTTCAATACTTTCTCATTAACCCAATCATCCGTCTTTGTTATCTCAAAGACATGCATCAGGAACTCTATTGCTGTTAGATACTTCTCGATGTTATCTTCTGTCTTCTCATCGGGTTCTTCAGCATCCAGATAGTCATCATGCATCTCCATGACATCTTCTATTAGAATGTAGAGCGCACTCTCTAACTCATCGAATGAGTCCTCTTCAAACAATACTGGGAATTTCTCTAGTAGGTTGTCCTCTGGTATCAAGTGGAAAATCTGGTCAAGGTTCTTCTCATCGAATTGTATGTGTTGTTCTAATCTTCCTCTAGAAATATCCTTATCAGAGCCACGCATTATTTCTAAGCCTAAGAAGTTCATCAAGTCCTCCCAGACCTCTTTGGAGGGTTTGCCATTATACTTCTTGTATGCTGGTTCCTCTCCTTCCATCCACTCAAAGGACTCCTTATCGAATCTAGAAGCATTCGGGGATTCAAGGAACATCTCTCTGACCGCACCTGCTACTGGCTCACCGTAATACAGGAAGGCATCTATCTTGTCCTTGTAGGAAGCGAAGTCAGTTCCCCAATCCTTGATGAACTTCTCTTTCTGTGGGAACTTCTCCTCTAACATGGCTGGGTTATCGAACTTGGCCGTCATCCGGAGTATCTCTTCCATTGCGTCTACATCGAAGACCCGTTGTTTGAATTGCTCTTTTTGCTTGACTCTGCGTTCCATCTCCTTTACATAGCCTTCTTGCAAGCCTTCTAGGATTTCTTCTATCTCGCCTCTCAAGGAGTATTCTGCACTCATCATCTCTTCGGGAGTAGTAGCGGATGGCATTGCCTCTATTCTATCTAGAACCTTACTTGAATTAGCCATGAAGCCGGGATTGGTTTTCCAATCTCCATCCGCTCTCGCTCTTCTGTCTTTTAGCGGCGCAGGTTGTGCTAGTAGGTTAGGGCCGAATTGTTCCTCATCCCATTTGCTAGATGCAGTCCTCAATTGCTTTGGGGTGAGATTCCCCTTGATGTCATAGATGTCATCATGGACTTCCCCACCCTGCTTTCTGAGGATATCCATGAATGACAACTAATCAGCCCCCTAGAATGGTATGTTCTCTTTCCTTGGTTTCTTTTTCTTTGGTAGTAAGATTGCATTTGGGATGTCTGCTGAATCAGGCTTCTCCTTTTTCTTCGTGTTAGGGTCTACCCCGCCCACAGAGAAGTCACGGGTTTTCGTGACCTTATTCTCATGCTCCGCTCTTTGTCTGTTCCTCGCGGCTTTCAGTTCTCGTTCCAATTGTCTTACTCCTTTTTCTTCGCTCATTTTTTCAACTCCTCCAAATTCTTTTTGATTCTTTCATCTGTTTCCGCATTTAACTTGTCAATTTCTTCTTTCCATCTTTTGGCTATCTCAAGCAAATCGCTCAACCGACTCGCCTCTCTGTTCGCTTATCCACGTTTTCATTACCTGCGTCTTTCGGCAATCCACTGAATCTCTTATCAGGCCCAACGCTCATACTAGGCTTATTCCTAGATTTTACCTCTGCTGGTTTACCCGCATCTGCCATTGAGGGTTTATTACCCGCTTCCATCATCTGCCCTAAATGACCAGCATCGATATTGGTTCCAGCGTATGGGTCTAGTTCTATTTCTTCTTGTTCCTGTTGGTCTTCTGGTTGTGGTGGCTTCACATAGGTGAAACGTCCTTCGTCATCCATATTGACCTCAAATCCAAGGTTCTTGATAGCGGATGCAACGTTGACTTCAATCTCCCTCTTACGGAGTTTGGCTATCTCATCCTCTTCCTCGGAAGGTGGGAGTTTCAGTTCCCAATCCAAGATTCCGAATTCCTTCGTGACGAATGGGAAGACGTAGTTGTTCCAGATTGTCTGAGCCATCTCAACCGCTCTGTTCGTAACTAGAATCTGCATACCCTCGTTGTTCAGACCACCACTTGCAGAGTTATCTGCCATGAAGACCTTGCTCACTCCATAGAAACCCGATATCCTATCTCTCAAGTCATCCTTGACAGAGATGTAATCCATCTCCTTGAGGCTATCCATGAACTTCACCCACTCAATCGAACCCTTACCGTTCTCTGCCTCGATTCCCATTACAGGAATGAAGTGTGGGTCAGTCTCCATCTTCTCCTTGACGCTTCGCCAGAAGGACTTCATGGAGTCAATGTTTCTAGTCTGAACTGCGAGCAATCCCTTCGGCATTCTCGCTTTGGTGTATGATGAGTTAACGTAGTTCTCCATTGCGATTAGCGTAGTCACATGGTTCCATAGTGTGATTATTGGGGATAGCCCATACATCCTACCGGGAGAGTATTTGCTGAAATGCAACACCTCTCCCTTCGTGAAGTATTGCTCCTCTCCCTTCACTCTATTGACATAGTGAACTGGATGAAGTTCTGAGTTGCATTCCTCACAGAGTCCAGTCGCACTAGTTTCTATTCTATCTCTGTGCTTTACGCAGACATAGCCACCTTTGCCCCTCTCTCCTAGTTCGTTAGAGTAGATGTGCATAGTAACAGGGTCACCGCGATAGACCTCCTTGATTCTATGCATACGAATCTGATTGTTATTATCCATGAAGTATTCCTTGACTAGAACCAAATAAGCATCATCCATGATGTTCAAGTCATCTTCCAATTCCTTCAATACGTCAATGAACAGTTGTTCGGATTTGTTGACATAGCCCTCTAGGAACTTCTGCGCATACTTCAATTGCTCAGGATTGGGCTTCTCTAGATTGGGGGATTCACACTCAGAACACTGCTCTACTGGTGATTGGTGTTCCTTACCGCAATCCATGCACTTCTTGACGAACTTCTCTTCCCAGAGATACCCTCTTCGGAATACCTCGTTCTTCAATTGGGTTACACATGTCCTGACAATCACTGACTGTTGGGCAATGTGATAGATAACAGGTGAAGTCAATAGGTATGATGTGTCCTTCTCTTGAATCCCCGGATTGTATACAGTCCTATCTGCTGGCTTAGGGGTAGTTCTCCTAAACAAATTTCCAATGCTGAATCTCCTTTTCTCGTCTGCCATGCCTATTCATCCTCCAATACCTTATGCTCAAAAAGATAGTCAGACGCATCATCCACTGAACTCCACTCGTCTTCTGACAAATCGTGTTCCTCTGCAATTTCCTCTAAGTCATCAATGGCCTCATCTGCACCCTTGATGACTCCCTCGATTACATCCATCTCTGTCATCTTAGAGTTATCATGAAACTTGGAAACTGTCTCTATGTCTATCCCATATTTAGCGAAGTCATAATTCGTGTTATCCTTGTGGTTCTCATACTTCATCAGTTGGAAGAGTTCTTCTCTTCTAGGCTTATACCAATCGGCCTTCTTATGGGATTTCTTCATTCTCAGCAACTCAAGGAGAATGTCAGCATTAGTTCCCTTCATCTTGAGGAATGGTCGGCACTTGGTCAATATCTCATTAACATCTGCCGCAGAGTAAAAGTTCAGTCTATTCACAGGCTTCGTGTCTTGTGGGGATTTTTGGTCTAAGTGCAGTCTACCACAACCTAGCGACTTGTGCATCTCTAGCATGAATGCCTTCCCCCTATCGCCAGTGGCAACGAGTCCAACTCTTGGATTAAAATTTTTGTCCATTGTAATGTATCCATCTGAGTCAATGAAAGCGGCAGTGTATGCATAGATGTCCTTCTTAATGTCATCACTGAACTTGTAGAACGCACCATCAACCGTGGTGATATTCTGAGTCCTAGCCATCTTAGAGATAATGCTAGGTGACGTTTTCTTGAAGAGGTTCTTCGGTAGTCTCTCATGTATCTGCCTAGCAGATATTCCCGGTTCCTCACATACCGCATGTAGAATCTCTTGCTTGATGATATCCTTCGGGCCAATGCTTGGCATGTGTTCCTTGATTATCTTCTTGAACTCCTTCTTGCTATTGGTCATCTCCTTGGTTAGTGAAGAGTATCTAGAGTTGTATGGGCTTTCCTCTCTATCCAATCTCGCTTCCCAATATTTGCAGAGGGAGTCCAATGCTTCTCTACGAGTGTTCTCATCGTGGATGTATGAGAGTTTGATTAGTTGCTCCTCGGAACAAACCATCTCCTTGACCACAGGTTTGTATTTGGCAAGCCAGTATATCTTCTCTATTGTCTCATCCAAATGGGATGCATAGCCCTTGATGAGATTGTCAATGGATTGTGTAATCTTGACTTTCTCCTCGCCCTTCAGAGTCCTACGGTAGTTCTTGAGTTCCTTGATTAACGATGGGATGTCTTTTCCCTCTACCTCGTATTTCTTGAAATCCTCATTTAGTTGCTTCTTAGCATCGGATAGGGAAACCTTGTTCTCTACTGCGAATTTCTTCTCAATGTCAAAATGGTTTGATACGGGTTGGTCAGACAACCAAGAACGTTTTAATTCCTCAGTTAGTCTCTGTTGCTCTTCTATGAGTGTTGCTTCTTCATCAGCAAGAGCGGCAACTTCCCTTAGTTTGTCTCCCTTCTCACTCATAGTATCACCTAGATATTCAACCCCATTATTCCTCCGGGCATAACGTTGCCCATAGGCCTTACAGGAGTCGTATCAAACAAGTCCATATCATCTAGGAGGATAAAGTTCTCGCTTGGTGATTGGGTGGCGGCATTGGCTAGAGCGAGGCTCATAACCAAGTCGTCATGTGCGCCAACTCCTTCAAAGCGACCAGACTCCGTGATGCTGAACATGGATAGTTCCTCAATCAACAGGTTAGTCAACCTTCTGCTGGCATTATCGCCATAGGGGAAATTCAATTTTCCATTCTCTATGTTCATTTGTAGGTTGAGTATTATCTCTTGCTTCTTCTTACGAGTGGTGTCGAAGTCCTTAATGTTCAAGTCAGAAATGCTTCTCAACTCCTGAGTGAATGCCTTGGCGAAAGTGTTAGTCTCATAGAGAACCACTTCCGGTTGGAATATCTTACCAATCAGTCTAATCTTCTCTATGTTCTCCCTGAACTCAACGTTCTTTGCTCGGTCTACATGGACAATGGTTTTGTTTGCCTCATCATCCACTTCCAAGACTGTTATCACATTGTAGTCACCATCAGTGGATATCGCTGGGTCAACCCCAACGTAATACTTGTATCCCTTATCTTTCCTATTTCCTAGTTTCAAAACGTATTCCTTATTCTTACAATTCTGTATGAATTCTGGATTGAACAGTGAGGTTCCAGTTGATATGGGAACACACAGATACTCACGGGTAAACTTGAGGGAGCCAATCTCAGCCTTCCTCTGTAGCAGAGCATCGGCATCCCATCTCTCAGGCCATAATGGTTCATTCAATGCATTGAAGCAAGGATACTTGGTTACGGTATATGCTGGGTTCTCCTCAAGTTGAGCGAATATGTCAGTGTATGTGAATGGAGTGCCAATCATTCGTAGGTTGGATGTATGGTGAAGAGTGGGTATCATGTCACCAAAGAACCAGTCAGTCACTCTTTGGATAGCGGCTAGGCTGAACTCCTTCAACGGGTCGTCAATGATAATTTCCTGTGGGTGGAGTCCTCTAATCTGAGAGCCAACTGACCTCTCTAGGATTGCATTGCCATTGGTTAGTTGTATGTTACCAATTGCCCAGTTCCTACTGGGGCGGAACTTCTTCAATGCCGGATGATTGAACATCCTGTCTATCTCACGCATGTGAACAAGAGTCTGCTTCTGGTTCGATGAGATGTATAGCATCTGAAACGGAGGCTCTTGGAAGATTAGATTCCAAACAACCCAACTGTGCATGAAGACGGACTTGCCGTGGTCACGACTACAGATGATGACAGTCCTATCAGTTGTCTGCATTGACTCAAGCCATTCCTCCATGTATGGTGGGAACATCATACCGAGGACGTTCTGGAAGAAGTATGGGAAGGATGTCTTGGACATCTCCATGTCCATTGCAGAAACGAAGTCCATGTCATCTAGTTCCATCAGGTCTTACCTCCAAATGGATTAGGTGGCCCTCCTCCTCCTTTTCGCCTTCTCTTGTTATCGATTTGCTTCTTATCTCCACCCAGTGCCTTTGTTCTTTTCTGTTCTAGCCGTTCTATCTCAGTCCTTCGGAATTCATACTGACCATCGCCTTTGTATTTGTTCCCTAACTCTCGTTTTTTCTTTTTGTATTTCCTTTGTTTCTTTTTATATGACTCCAAGTCTTCCTCATCTTGCTCTGTCCAAGTAACTTCAGGCTCTTCCTCTTCTTGTCCCTTGATGTTCTCCCATCTCTCGGTATCATTCGGCCAAAGAGGGAAAATATCAGTGACCTCATTAGCCTCCATCTTTGCTTCTATGTTGCCTATTGGGTCATCATATGCATTAACGTCTGTGGGATATACACTATCGAAAACAACTATCCCTCTGGGTGCATCATTATGTCCGAATCCTGTAGGTTTAGGTCGCGCTTCTCCTCCTCTTACTTGAAAAAGGCCACTACCGGGTAATTCCCTGTTCAAGGGAACCCTTCTCCATGTGACGATATAATCCTCGTTATCAGGAGCGGCGAATGAGAAATTCAAATCCCACTCCTCACCTTTGGCCCCTATTTGCCTCCTGACTACTTGGAGGTCATCCTTGTCTAGTGCGCCTACTGATTCTGATTTTCCCTCAAAATGCGGTCTGGTCATCGTGGTGTTTCTCACACTGTAGCCGTGGTCACTCTTTGGGGTCTGTTTGTCTTTGTAATGGGTATCGCTGAATTCTACAGCATTGAGCAGTTCCTTGCCACTGATTTTGAGAATATCGAACCAACTCATACTAACACCTCATGCCGACTTCTTGATTTTGTAGAACCACTTGGCAACAGGCTTGTAGTAGAGTTTCCTAATTGCGGTTGTCTCACTTTCTTCGTTCTCCAACATTGTGAAGACCTCCCTTATGTCATCAGGAATGTCATCTTGGTTAATGACGTTGTTATTTGAGTCGAATTGTATCGGCTGGAATCCTTGTCTCTCAAACACACCAAGACCTCTTTTTTTAGCCGCTCCTACTATTGGCCTGTTGCTGTGCATGTCAATGACTTTGTTTGATATCCAACTACCAGCACCTTTTGTCTCTTCCTCGCTAAGACCAGATTCCGCCGCGTGGCTTACCAGCCCAGTTAGAAGATAGATATCCTTGTATCCTCCGATGCCTTGAACAGCCAATGGCTTGCCCTCTTCCACTGTTGGATAATATGCTATCCAATAGTTCGGGTTTATCGTAGCAAAAGGAGTGTTGTTGAGTTTCTCGTATCTCTCTGCTCTCGTTTTGTAATCTATGCCATGTTCTGCAAAACGTGCTTTGACTTCATCTTCTGATATTGGCCCTGCCATTTGGAATTCTGTCATTTAATCACCTGAAAGTCGCCTTTAGGAAATAGACGCTTTCAGATGGAATGCCGTGTCTCTTGCTTAGACTTTCCATAGAGTCAACATCCTTGACTATGTTCTCTATCTCACTAGCCGTAACTTCAACGTTGTATTCCTTCTCCATGATATCTATAGCAGATTCCATGTGGTTGAAGTTATCGAGTTTTGAAGTATTGTGATAGACAGGCTTGCCCATCATCTTACGAATGGTATCATGAACCTCTATCACTGGGACATCATTCGATTTGACTATGTTCATGTCATCTATTGCGGAATTGAATGCATTGACTTCATCACTCATACCAGCCTTATCATAGACTGATTGGCTTCTCTCCAAGTATAGTTGAACTGCTTCGATTGGGTATATCTCGCTCTTCTCCCATCTACCTGCCAACTCAGCCACGCTAGTCCCTCTAGGGAACTGCACATCTGGTTTGTTGTTTCGCTGGAGGAAGTCATGGAACCACTTCCCTATTTCAATGTCCAATGCGTCATTGAATGATTGACCACCGACTGCCATGATTTGATTAGTGACCTTCTTCAATTCTCTCAAGGCGGTTTTCAACCGCTCCATATCCTTGAACTTAGATGGGGTGCTTAGTTCCTTCAAAGCAGTAGTCATCCTCTGCAATTGCTTTGGTGCTATTATTCCGCCTTGTCCTATGCTCTCAGCCCATAGTAGCATGAAGAAGGCATTTGCGTTTCGATTGTCTTGTGCAAGGGTCTTGAACAAATCAATAGCAGAGCCTAATTCCCCTCTGTCACCGAAGGCGATTGGGTCATCGAATGGCCTGTATCTGCTATTGACGGGCTTAACGTAATACTCAAAGATAGCATCCAGCATCTTATTGAAGTCATCCTTTAGAGTGCCGAGTTCGTCTACGAATGATTCCGTTCTAGATGAGCCGAAATGAGTCGTTGATATGGTTGGGGCAATGGTTTTCCCATCCTTGTCCTTCTCACTGCTCACAGTAGTGCTAACCGGACTCGATAGTCTCTCCATTTCATTCTCACTACTGTCTATTATCCTACCAACAGTCTCTAGGAAATCAGTGATGTTTTCGACATTGCTACTGTAGTCCTTCAGCATCTTCCTTGAGTCCTCATCGAGTTCGTTCCACAACTCCCTATCCTCAATCATCATAATCAGTTTGTTTGAGACAGGAAGATGATACTCCTTCCTAGTAGTAGCGGCCTGTTGCATTAGCCTATCAATGTGGTTCGACAACTCGGAACCTATGTCGACTGTGTATTTGGCTCCGGCAATTGCGAAGTTCCTTGTGAGCCTCCTCATCTCCTTCAGGAAAACAGGTGTGTCCAACCATGCCTCGTATTTGTTCTCCTTGTTCTGTTGGGGTGCGAAGACATAGTAGAACAATGGGTCTACTTCGACATCTTGCATTAGGTTCTTGAGTTTCCTACCGAGTCTGCTTCTCTCTTGCATGTTGCTTCTTGCTTCTTCAGAAATCTTAGTGGGTGGCGAAATCTCAGTGTCATACTTCCCCTTCCCTTCTATGCCTCCCTCGTCAGCAATTAACACATCTTCTGCCTCTTCCTCATCCATACCTAAATCGTCACTAGCATTGTCTCCTCGTATGGGGTTACCTTCCTCGTCTAGTCTGAAGGCCGCGCTTCCTACTCCAAGTGGCCCTAGTTCATCCTTTAATTCCTCTACCAGTTTCTTCTGTGAATACCTACCACTTCCGAGGTTCTGAGATATGGTCATCCAACGCTCAAAGAGTATGGTGTATTTGTCCCTCTTATCCACATGGTCTTGCATCTTGAATGGCTTCATCTGGAATGTGTATTGCATACTGTGTGGGAACTGGTCGAACTCCTTTGCATATTTCTGTATCTTCTTGATGAGGTTATTGAGTCTCTCGTTGTTAGAATCGAATCCTTCCAATGCGTCAGTAAAATCCTTGACTGCGGTTTGTAGTTCTCCGAATTCGTTCTCATGGATTCCCTGCCAGTAGTCGTATATCTCCTCTCTACGCGATAGGAATTTCAAGTCCAACTTACCGATTAACTTGTCAGCATCCAACTTATCAGCATCGTAATACGGCATCTCGCCCTGAATGTAATTAGACAAATAGGATACCAGAGGAGCCATGCGATTCCTCAACTTACTGTCCTTCTCAGACTCTAGGACTCTCTTGTATGTCTTCAGTTTGCTAGGGCTAGTATCACCGACAATCTGTAGGTTCCTCAGAGATGGGACTTCACCAGATAGGAACATGTGAAGATTGAGCCTCTTCCCCTCTGCCTTGAAGTTCCTCAGAACCTTCTCCGTCTTGGTGGTTGCTTCAGTGACGACTTCACTAGCCTTGCCCTTAGTAGAAAGTCTCTTCAATTTAGACAGAACGAACATGATGTATTTGTTTTCGTTTCTGAGTCTGCCTAATGATGGGTATTTCTCTCTGAGTTGTTGAGCCACTACATCCGCTTGAGCCTCTGTCTCTTGCTCCTTCTCGGAATCAGCGAGTAACTCAAACATCCATCCCTGTAGTGTGATGTCACCTTCTCTCATCAAGAACATCCTATTGGTAGACACCTCACTAGTTACTTGGTCATCCTCCACTATTTCCCAGAACTCTTCAGGTGTAATCTCCTTGCGGAATGCTCTCACGATTTTACCAGAGGTTTCCCTAGTATGTTCGGCCTCCTTTTCCGGGTCAACCTGATTCAGGTAATCTACCACGTTATTCAGGAAGGTTGGCCTATCCTCTAAGAGGAACTTCCTAACCCATTTGGGCTTCTCCTTGAGTAGTAGTTCTAATGTCATGTTCTCTCCCACAACCACTCCAACGGCTCTACCGTGTTCTTCTCATGTAGATAATTACTGTTGTAATCACTTAGCAACTCTGACATCTTTTTCTTTATCGCATCAAGGAAGGCAGTTCTAATGTTACCATACTGAGTAGAGGACAATGCTTCGGTTAGTCTCTCTTTATTCTCTTCACTTTGCTCTACCGTGTATTGGTAAACTGCTTCCTTTACCTCACTGTCTCTATCCTCATACACTTGTTCTATCCTAACCATGTATAAGACGAAATCTCCTATCATCACTTGGTTCTTATTTCCCTCTGCCGCTTCTAGGATTATCTTGTTCGGACTCTCCGCCTCTGCGAGGGTTTGCAGATATTGTGGGAATGCCTTACCGCTTGCCACGCTAGAAGATAATTCCTTCAAGCGTCCTTCAGAATCCCATAGTTCTATACCTTCATCTTTTAGGACTTCAGAATTCTCTAGCCTGTTCTTTGTTTCTCCGTCAACTGGCCTATAGAAACCAGACACCTTCTCCTTGAAACTAGCGAGGTCTTCCCTATGTTCATCCATCATCTCCTCAAGAGCATCCTTGGAATTAATGCCGTATACCTTCAATGAGTCATCATAATCTTCTGCCATCATCTTCTCATAGGCTTGTGCGGGAATGGAGAACTTAACCTCTGTAGTGATATCCTCTACTTTCATCTCACTTCCAAGGGCTTCCATTAGTTCTTTGAAGTCCTTAGTGAGATTCCTATCTGCGGCAACTGTGTTCTCAAACCCACTGAGTGTTTCGCTATTGTCCCATGCATCCTGTATGGCTCCACCTACTTTGCTACTTCTCAAGCGATTCAATATGATTTCTTTCTTCGTGCTTGTCTTAGTATCTGCAACTGCGAGGAACTGCTCAAGGTCTACATCCTCGTTCTTCAGGATGTATGCAGTAGCAGGTGGTAAATTCCCACTTTGGTTAGAGGCTAGTCCATAGACCTTTATCGCAAGGTTTGGTTGTGAGTGGGTGATAGGCAAATAGGATGTTTTGCCTAGTCTAATCTCATCTCCTTTACTTGGTAACTTCAGGTCATTCACTACCATCTTCACATAGTCGTATACCAAGTCATCTCCGATGGCATCTGGTGATACCTGCTTCTTCTTCTCCTCTATGGGTTCTAATCTCTTGAAGACCTGCTTGAATTTCTCAGCAAGGTCGGGCTTGTCCTTCAGATACTCGCGTAATTCATCCCCGTTTTTCTTATTCCATTGTTGAATCAGATGAGCCATTGCTCTATTCTTAGTATTCTCTACTAGTTCTAATAGAGCATCATGGTTACCATCCAAGAACGCTCTAATCTTATCAGCAATGTGAGGTTGAGTCTCCTTGGTTGGCTGGGACAACCCATCCCTTGTGTCCTTCAACAATTGTAGAATCTCTTCTCTATCAGATGCATCCCAACCCGTTTGTTGGAATTTCTCCTCAAACTCCTCACCCTCATACCTCTGTATCTTGTTGATTAGTCTAGTCAGTTGCTTCTTGCTCTTGATGCTATCTTCAATCTCCATTGGGATAGAAGCCATTTGAGCGGCTGTCGCCTGTCCAGCAAATTTAACCTCGTCTTCAGTCAAGAAGGGTCTTCCTTTGAGAACAGTATGCCATGTCATTGTATCACCTCAATTTATCCTCAATGAATGCTATCACATCTGGTTCAGCATTGTTCTGTCTCAGGATGGCTAGGTTCTGTGCGCTGAACTTGAAGCCCTTGTTATCGAAGGCTCTTACCTTGTTTCTTACTTGTTGAGTAACCCAATCCTTGTCTTGTGCCATTCTGTCGTTGAAGATTTGTCTCAGGTCTTTGCTCAGAGATATAGCAGGGAATACCTTGTCCTTATTCTTACCCATCTCCAATGCACGAAGACGACCCATGACTCCTCTCAGCGTCTTCATGTCCTTTGCATTACTAGGGTCATATCCTTCTAATCTAAGACCACCCTTCCCTACCTCATGTTTGTTAGTTGTAGCCCATACCCTGCGTTGCTTCATCTCTTCTGGAAGTTCGTTCTGTTCCCAATACGCATCCACTTGTTTCTTTGTCACTGGTTGTAGTTCATCATAGTAGTATCCCAATTTATTCTCCCAAGGCTTGGGGAATGGTGGTGGGCTTTTCAACACACTAAACCAACCGTTTCTTTCTTTGTCTTCGCTTGCCAATTTGTAGCCTCCTTGATTTCTGAATCGACTTCTCATTTGTCCCTCAACACCAATGCCTGTTGCATTGCTTTCCAATGCATCTGCTAACTGTTGTCTCATCCAAGCCTTCCATTTGACTCTAGGACTGCTTGGCAGACTAATCTGATGTGGCTCGTTTGAAGGGTCATGTTGCTCGGATGGATTCGCTTCAGTATATCTGATTATACCCCCATGCGCTCTATCCGGTTCTGCGCTTACAACTTTCCATTTGGGGAGATTCCTCTTGATGAACGCAACTGCTTGGGCAAGTTTACCCTGCTTCTTGTGTAGCGTTTCTCCCCAATTCATCATATCACTTTCCATACATTAGAGTTTGAGCATCATCCTTGGCTTTCTCATGAAGTTTCTTTGGAACCCAAGGGGGATTCCATCCGAGTTTTGCCTCCTTGTGTTCCTTCGGTGGCTCCTTGTCGAACTTGAATCCCTTTGGTGGTGGAATCTGATAATCAAAGTTATCACCACACCATGCACAGTATTCTTGACCCTCTTCTACAGGCCTTATGCAGTTATTCCTACAAAGCAGATATCCTAACTTGTATTTCCTATCGGCATATACCTTCTTCGCTTTCACTATATCCTTCCAACTCATTGCATCTTCTCCTCCATTTGCTTTCTTACATCTAGCCACACTTCAGGGTGGTTCTGTGCTAGAACCTCCTTGATTACTTGCATTTGATGAACGATAATAGTGTCTTGTCTCTTGTGAACCAACTTGCCCTTGAACTCCATGAGATACTTCAGGCTCTCACGAATCTCCTTTGCCAACTTGGTTAGTGAATCGATATACTTGGGGTCAACACCATCCTGTGCAAACAACTCATCCACCTTTGTCTCAAGCCTACCGATGTTATTACTGAGGACTCCAATCTCGTCAACGTCCTTCTGTGCGATTAGTTGAGCGGCTGACTGTTGGACTAGTGGTTGCAGGTGGTGCTTCATGTGCCTCATTATCTGGTCTTCCGAACAACCGACAACCTCAGCCGCAACCGTTGGTGTCATCACCCCATCGTGAACCTGCTTCTCAATCTCGCTTCTGATTGGGTGTATGCAAATCTTGCATCGTGGGTTAGACGCATTGGTGTAGCCAGCCATGTGATTCCTCTGATGTCTTGAGGATGTGCCACTAGGCCAATTCATCCTATTGTCCAACTCATCGGGAGATATGGCAATGCTCTCCAAGTCATGCTCTAGTTGCTCACGGTCTTCGTGATTGCAAAGTGCGCATCTCTTTCTTGTAATCATTATTTCACATCCAATGTTGTTTGCTCACCAGTTAGGTGTTCTTTCTCTTTCTTTCTTTTATTAGCAAGTTCTTCTCTGAATTGTTTTGTTCTCTCTAAGTTATTAACTGCGGCTACATTCTTCCTACCGCCATAACCCGGCAAAAACTGTCCTTTCACATCCCTACCTAGTTTAGTTTGAACGGTCTTGTCTTTAGGTTTCTTCGCGTTTTCCGCATCCTTCTTCTCCTTGGCTTCTCTCGCCGCTTTAGCGGCCCCAGATTCCTGTGAGCCATCTGACATTATATTACCAAACGTAGTCTGTCCGTCATCCTTCACTTCACCCATCCAACTACCCGCATCCCATTGCTCGGCACTGCTCAATTGGTCTTTCACATTCTGTGATAGTCCTTCTTTTTCCTTTGGTGGTGCTTTCTCGTATGGGTGTAGTCTCTCTCTTTCGGCTTCAACTTCTGCACTTGTCGCAGTAGCGGTTCCAGTTATCTTCTTGCGATTCAGTTCTGCTAATGCGTTGTTCTTCTCACGTTGGATGTCTATTCTGTCCTCAGCACTAGCATCTCTTAGGCGAGTCTCAAACTTCTCTTCTACCTCTTTTATTTGCCTATCAATTCCTTCTAATGTAGCAGGGTCAGTTACCTCTTGTGTTCTACTCATTCGCCACTGCGGATTACCAGTCTGCTCTTGCATATGTGCCTCGTATTCCGCTAGGTGTTCTTTCCTCTGTGATTCAGTGGGTTTCTTAGTTCCACCAAATCCAGTCCAGTCCCTTATGAAATTCTTTGCCTTTGCCTTCCCAGCAGTGTCAGCATATCCCTTCTCTCTAAGCCACTGCTGATAGTTGGCCCCTTCTTCGTTGAGTATTGGTTGATTTCTACCTTGCATTTGTGATACCCTCTCTTGAAATTGTTCCTCTGACTCACCAACGTTTCTAGTTGCCCCTCTTTTACTCTTGACGGGTGATGCGGATTGGTGATAACTCGCAATGTTAGTAGGGGTCGGAGCCATACTCCTAGCACCTTGCACGATGTTTTGTGGTATATTCCGAACACCTCTGTCAATTTGACTTGCCGTTCCTCTGACCCCTGTTGTTACATCATGCAGGATGTTCTTACCAGTTTGCACTGCCGCATCTTTTCCTTGTTGCAAGGTCTGCCTAACATTCGCACTAAGCGGAGCCGTCTTGTCTGCAATATATTGCCCTGCTCTTTGCATTCTTCCCGGCACTTGGTTACCAACACTTGTAGTAGGAGGTGTATTGGCTTGAGCATAGGCCTGTTCGTCTGCTATTCTTGCATCTCTTATTGCGGCGGGATTACTTGTGTCTACTACTCTAGTGGCTTGCTCAAGGTCTTCCCTCATATCCTTGAGAATGTCAAACCAACTCATTTTATCCACCTACTGTTGTAAATCTTGTTGCCATTGTGGTTGGGGGTCAGGATGCATTTCATCGAGTCTTCTATCCACCCCAGCATAACCACCTTGTCTACCCCATGCACCTTCTAGCATAGCATGTCTACCTGCTTGCATTTCATTGCGGTGGTATTCATCTATCTCGGAGCCATCTGGAAATGAATCTGGGTTTGATGCCATCCATTCTTGGAACATCTCATCACTAGTCCCGTATCTGGCCTTCTCTCTCAAATCCTGAGCATCCATCAGTGCTTGGTTATGCTCTCTCTTTTTTCTCTCTTCGACTCTAGATGGCATCATCCTATCTGCGAAATCAGAGAGCCTACCCTTCTCGACCTCACTGAACCAATCCTCTTTATTGATTCTAAAACCAGTCTTCTGCTCCTCATCATCATCCTCTTCAGGGTCTACTGAAAACTCAGGCTCATCAGTGGGATTCACTGTTGGTGGCTCCGGTGGTGGAGCAGGTGGCATTCCCATTGGTGGTGGTGGCATTCCCATACCATCCATCGGTGGGGGCGGGGGCATAGGGCCACCCATAGGCGGAGCGGGTGGTGGCGGCGGTGGAGGCATCTCTTCAGGTGGTTGTTTCAATACATCTTCCCAACTCATCTAGTTCAACTCCTCAAAGCAATATGGACAACAGACTGTAATCGCAGTGTTAATTCCCAATTTCAAACAATCGCACTTCATGCATTCACCTTCATTATGTTTCTCCAATCCCTGACTTCTACATCTGCACTTGTCTTCACTTCATCATCTCCCTCTTTCTTTTCTTGAGCCTCTGCTTGTTGGGCTTCTTCCTCTTCTCGCTTCTTCCTCTTCATGTAGACCGAATCCTCATGTGGTTTCCAACCTGCTAGTTTAGCCATATGAGCCATCTGCCTCCTTGACATTGTAATGTATATCTTCTCGATGTCATTGGGTATTCCACCTAAGTCCTTCTCTATTCGCTTAATCAGATTGACTTCCCTCTGATTGCGAATCATGATTGGAACGTTCTTGATTTGACTTGCGGCTCTGGTGGTAGCGAAGTTACCGCTAGGTGTAGTGTATTCCTCATGGTCTACCATCAACTTGAACATCCTTGCAATCTCAGCAATCTCCAATGCCAGTTTAGCAGAACCCTGCCCATGAATGGGAATAGGGGTATCAGCATCTAGTTCAAAGTCAAGGCTCTCCAAGTCCTTAATCGCATTCTTGATTATCTGATGTAGGCTCAGAGAATTCCGACCAACGATGTTTCCCTCTCCATACATCGCTTGCCACATAGGGGGCTTTGCCTCTCCCTTGCTATAGGAATACCACGAACTGTCAACTGGTTTCAAATCGGCATCCTTCCAAGAATTCCGATAACGACAATACTTCTCCGTCATGTAATGACCATAGACTTCCTGATAATCACCAATAGTCCCATCCTCGTCATCCCAATTCCTCGGCTCAGTGAATAGGATGTTAGCCGCATTGCCATTACCTGCTTCGGTGTTGACGCTCCACTCATCCATCTGCTTATCGAGTGCTTTCAATTTGTCAAGGTGGCTCTCCTCATAGTCCTGTGTCCTGAACAATTCACCAATGTCATCCATCGCATCCATCGCCTCCCTAGACCAAGGTTCAGCATTAGGGCCACTGTTCTGTGCTTGCCGTCCCTTGAAGCCCTGATTCCGAACCATGTCATACAGGCTCTCACTCAGTTTGTAGTTACCAATAGTCGCACCCTTCAATCCCTTCGTGGCTCTCTTCCACTCAACCCAATCCTTGGTGAACAGTTTGTAGTTACGCCGACTGTGCAACTTATACTTCCCCAGAGCCAATGTGACTCTATCCTTCTTGAGTTTCTTCTTAGCCATTAACAATCACACCCATCGGAACACCCGCACTTCTTACACTTCGTCTTTCCATTGTCCCATAGAGTCCCTTCATCGAAGGGCTTCTTCTTGGGCTTGATTATGTGAATACCAAAACTAGTATTGAACAAATCACCCGTAGCACCACCAGAACTCATCACTGCCCCACTGCTTCTTAGAACCGTGAACCACCCATCTCCCTTGTCGCTCCTCTCAAGTTTGTCTTGCCAAGACTCGTCATGCAAATTCACATGCTCTGTCACATCCTCCTGTGGCTCTATCTCCTCCTCAGCCATCATCTCATCTACTCCACCCATTGAGAACAACTGCTCGGCATCCATAGCAGATAAGGTAGACAGGAACGCATGTGCGATATACGCCTTGCCGATGGGACTCTCCAACAGTTTCTTGTAAGTCGCTCTGAATGCGTTCTTCTCCTCTGGCTCTAGATTCTCTATCAACTCTTCTGGAATGTTTTCGGCGGCATTGTGAGCAACTGCATCAAACAAGTCCATCTCCTCCAATTGGCCCATAAGACCCGAATCGATGTTCTTGTTCTTAGGGTCATACTTGTTCAAGTCCAGATGGAAGTCCTCCTCCTCTTCTATCTCCTCCATATATTCGTGAACCTGTTGCATTGCCAAACTAAGAGGCTCCTTGAGAATAGCATTGGTGGCAACCTCCTGTTCATCTATCGACATGCCTTGATGCTCTGTTGGGTCAAACTCGTCAGACTCCACATCTTCAGGAGCATGTGGGTTATCCGAATATGGCTTGGTCATCCTCTGACTCTTCGCCTTGATTTCCGACAACGCCGTGATGTTCTCATGTGCGAAGTCAACGGCAGAATCCATCAAACCCTTATCGCCAATCTTGGAGAAGATATCGCTATACTTCGTCCCTTCGACAATCTGCAAGATATCTAAATTCCTAATAACATTAGGCATCTTGTCTTTAGAATCCTCTACCATCTCACCGACCTCCAATTACAGACAACACTTTATTCTTCTGAATCATATCATTGACCTCACCTTGTTGTTTATCTGTTGCCATGCTTCCTTCAACAATTTAACTAATTCAGCATCTACGTCACTAACATAGGCCTCGTCCACATCCGGATATCCTTGGAGATAATACGGGTCTAATTCAAACAAGTAACTCATCTCATACCAAGACTCGCCTATGTCGGTGGCAATCACTGTAAAACCAAACCGATTCATCTGAGGGACATACCTAGTAAAACCAAGTAAGTCCCACCCCTCCAAGTCATTAACGACTTGTTCCCATGTTGCTTCTGTCTTACCAGATACAATGTTGAGTAGTTCTAGGAATTTACATGCGACTGGTTCTGGAACTTCCTCCATGAGTCTTTCTGTTTCACTGCCTTCAAACTGCGCACTACCAATTCTTTCATCTACAATGTGACGATTAGTCAGGTTGATGTCAAAAACCCCTCCCCTGCCTTTGTGTTTTATCTTCTTCGGAATAGGCTTGCCCCCTGTCCCAGAATCCCATATTGTGATGTAACTATCTTCTATGGTAATTTTATCAGCCGGAAAGTCCCAAACCAACTTAGCCACATCCAGTGTTTCTGATGCAATGTCCTCCTTACCATTTCCCCATGTATCCAAGACACGCTTCATTTTCTCACGACAACCAGTCTTCTCCTCCTCTATCTTCTTGGGCTTCTTTATCCTAACCTTCTGCTTAGGGATGTTGATTTGCAACTTTAGAACATCGAACCAATTCATGCTGATTTCATCAACTCCAATAACTTCCGGGTATACTCATCCCTCATAGCGAAACTTTCTTTCTCAGGCCTACGTTTCCATGAGTCAGGTTCTACGTTTGGTTCGGGGATAGTGTGGAATCTAATGGTAAAGACTATTCCTTCTAAATCAGCCATAGCCACATGCCGAGGTTGTGGGGAAAACATAAATGACGGTAGATTTCGCATTACGAATGACATATCAGCACTACTATACGTCTTATCTGCCCAGACTTTAACAACATCATTTACTGAATCACCTATTTTCTTTACTTCTATGGCTCTTATTTCTTCTAGAACTTTACAGGCATCCTCTTCTTCTAAGCCATCGACAGTTTCCTTCATATTGGCTATCTCTGTATAGACGTTTGCCGATTCTACCAAAGCCACTTTCTCTGCCTCGTCACAAAAGACATCCAATCGGTTTAGAAATGCCTTGATTCTTTCCTTACAATCCTCCCTAGTCTCTATCTTCTTAGGCTTCTTCATGCTAACTATGCTCTTAGGCACAGAGATAAGCGGCTCCTTCAGAATGTCAAACCAACTCATACTGATTTCATCAACTCCGATATTTTCTGTGCATACTCAGTCCTCTGTTCCATTGTATCAAATATCAATGTGATGTCAAACGAAGTGCTGACCCAGTTCCCTTGTTCAGGCCATGTATGACTGTTGTAGTCCCAATGCTCAACCTTCATCAGTAAAGCCAGACGGGGCTGAGACTGGTATTCATCCAACCCCAGCATAACAATATTTCCTTCAGGACTCTCCCATCTCTCCTCCCTAGATTGGATTGCTTTTCTTATCTCTTCTAGAAGTTTACAGGCCGCTTCTTCCTCTATAGTATCAATAGCACCCTCCATGTCATCTATCTCCCACTCTACCCAGTAAATTTTGGCATAGCCCTCCGAATAGATAGGTTGCTGAAATTCATCCTTATTCGATGTCTCTTTACAAAAGTCTCTCAATCGACCTAGAAAGGCCTTGATTCTTTCCTTACATTCTTTCTTAGTCTCTATCTTCTTAGGCTTCTTGATTCTAACACTGCCTTTGGGAATAGATATCAACGGCTCCTTGATAATGTCAAACCAACTCAACCTACCGCCTCCTTGAACATCCTTTCACATTCCTTGAAGGCTCTATCGATTTCATCACTCCAACCATCCCATGCAGTGTCAGAAGGGTGCATGTCTTCAGTCAAGTAAAACTTCAGAGAAATACCAATCGTCAGTTTTGACAGTATTGAGGAATAGTCAGCACTTGGTTTCTTGATGTAGACCTCCCTATTCCATAGATGGACTACAGGGTTTTTCCCACGACCTCGGAGTCCTGTTTTTATGACATGCGAGCCAATCTGCAAACCATCGATTGTTTCCATCCAACGCTCTTCTCCATTAGAAACCGCCTTCAGATGCTCCAACGCCTTACAACATACCTTTTCTGACAACTCATTGAAATGCTCATCGGAACGCGCCCCAGCAACATAGCCTATCGCACCAATACTTTTTCCTTCCAAGGCCCATATATCTTCATCCTTTTCTGGAAGCCATGTTGCTACCTTGTGAATACTCGGTTTTTCCGTTGCTGACATCTCTGATACCCAATCTGCACCGTTAATTTTGAATTTCATGTCAAATAATGGAGTATTATACATTCTCTGGGCGATTTCCACTAATTTCCTCTTACAATCGTCCTCTTGCTCTATTTTTTTCGGCTTTTTAATGCGAATCTTCTGTTTTGGGATGGAAATTAGCGGTTTCTTGAGAATTTCCGTCCAATCTGCCATATTCCCACCTATTTTTCGGAATATTGGCTACATCCGCCCTTCGCATTGACGGTAATACTGTCCAAAGTGCAATTTCCGCCCACATTATGCTCACAATCCCTAGCAACACATAGCGAAACCTTGCATTTCCCCAACTTTGGCTTATCGGACTCATAGTCAAGCCACTCTTTGCCCTGTTTCTCAGTTTTCAACTTCTTCTGCCAATCCATCTAGAATACAACTCCTTGGTTAAACATATTTTACCACTCTTTTTCAGAAAATGTCACGGAATTTTTTTAGCACTTGCGATTTTTTTTTTCGTTAATTTGTTCTATTCCCAGAATAAGAATGTAATAACATTTTATTCCATTTGTTTTAATCCGTGTTTAATCCTCCGTCTAATTATCATAGCGGATAACTATAAATCACATTATATTATTGTATGATAAGCCTTTTTTTCACAGTTTGAATGCAGTCTACATTCATCAAGGAAAAAAATTTCACATTGCAAAGCCATATGGTTGTGAACTTTGTGGAAACCCCGTTGAGGTCGTCACTCCTCCTCGTCAACGAGTGGGTTCAACCACTCCTTGATGAGTCTCTCGTCCCACTTCTTGGTTCGACTGTTTAGGAAGCGTTGCTTCCATAGGTCATACCTTCGCCAGTGGGCCTTTTGCATTCCGCTTCTGTCGATAGCGTCACCGTTAACCCCGGTGATGGTTGTCGCGTGTCTCTTGTTCCAACTCGTTCCCATTTTATATTCCTCTCATGTTCATCGCTTCACTCAATGCGCTTCTAAATCGAGCCTCATTGAAATTGGCATTAGTCTCCGATAGCCTCTGTATCATCCAATCTGTTTGCACCCTTGTCAAGTCCATTTCTGCCATAAGGCCAACGAACCAGTTGAAATGCCTCCTCTGAAATTCCACGTTCTTCATGATATATGCCAGACAGTCTCACCTATGAGGTGCGTGATTCAAAGTATCCTTACCATATGGTTGCACTTTGGGCTACCCTATAGTGTGACTATTCGCAGAAGGTAGGTAGTGGTGGAGTTAATGTGCGTTATCACATCATTGACCCTTAACGGTAACGATTCTTGTCACTAATTTACTGGACTCCTCAAGTTCATTCTAGAAAATCTCTCCTGAGTCCTCACACTTCTGTCGAATAGTATGTGTCCCGAAAGGTCACTTACTCAATTGTCCTCCTTGGGAGGAATCTGGCATACAAGTCCCTTGTCGGAACCGTCCCAGATATAATCGGCTTTGTCGTCACTCTTTAGGTGAGCATTGAATGCCGCATTCATACGAAGTCTCGCCGCGTCAACCATAGTCTGTGCGAAATCCGCACCATCGGTGAATAGACCGCCGCCACTTCTCTTGTTGCGCACTAGATACCTTGACATCTGCTCACAACTATCGAAGCAAGACTCTAGAGCCTTCTTGATAGCATCGAGTTCTCCGTCACGGAATGACTGAGTTTCGTCAGGCATTGCGCTCTTCTTTCCGGTAGTGAAAGGCTTGTCGGGTATGTCCGAGAAGCATGTTCGGATTGCACTGTATAGTGCAGTCCTCTTGCTAGGCTTTGCATCGCCAGCCTTCACCAGATTGGGAACTGATAGCAACTCAAGGTGCGTATCCTCCCAATCTTCGTGGTTAGTAAACCACAGTTCAACTTTCGTCTTTATTGCATTCCATTTGTCATCTGTCATTTCTGCCATATGTCTCTCTCCTGTTAGAGTGTGTCTTTCGGGACAACTATTACTGACAAACCACCCTTATGAGGGTATGTTGACAAAGTATCCTACCATATGGTAAGCACAACTTTGTAGTGACACCTCATAAGTCATGTTGACTACCATACTATTGTCCCCCTTGGCCGGGGGGACACGGTAGTGGCTGAATGTGACCTTCGCAAGGGGTCAAAGGCACTCAACCTCCCTGTAGTGGGGCAATCGCACCTAGAGATAGGAGCCGTTGAAAGTCGGGATAACTCCTGATAGGTTATGAGGTATCGGCGGGTTAAGATTTGCAATTACAAAACTGTGAACCTTGCGCCCATGCGGATTAGTGGCTCTGGGAAACCAATCCACTCTACCACCTTCAATTCCATTGGAACTGATAGGAGTGCCAAGAAACTAGCAAGACGAATGCTCTGTAGACTGAGAAGTGCGCAATCAGACTAGGGTGAAGCCGGAATACATCCCTAGCAATGAGCCGGAACTAAGACTTAGCAACTTGCCATGATGCTTTCCTCTCCTCCTTGACGGTTCCAATCCAATTGAATAAGGTGTCCACAAAGTTTACCACCATATGGTATGGCACTTTGTCGCCCATACCTTGAGAAGTGGAAGGATTACTCCTCCTCACAACTCTTTTCGTATTTGTCTCGTTTCTCGTAGTCTCTAAGTTCAGTATCCCACAACTGTTTCTTCATTTTGTTCTTCCAAATCGTATGGGACTCTGTGGAGACATTACATGACCAATCTGCTTCCTGTAGCCTACCACAGAATTCAACTGTGAACCAACTAGGTAGGAAGTTGAATATCCCCGTTACTTGGTTAGTCAGCCACATCCTCTTGTGGAACTCTTCTGGGTCATCTATTCTACCCACACAAGCCGCCATCGCTAGGACACCTATGCCGAAACTGTTGATGAAACTAATCTCCTCACTAGAGAACCCCTTGTCAGGCCCATTTACTATTCCAACTATCAGTGGCATTAGAGATTCATCTCCCTGAATGCTCGTAGAGCCGCTTTCAACTCAGCAAGTGATTCAGCCAAGTCATCGCCACGAACCTTTAGGCTCTTGATGACGATAACATGGTCTGAACCACTCTTAGAGTGTCCAACTTCCAGTTCATACTTGTATGGCTTCACTTCTTCCCTTGCTTCTTGTATCATATTCACTCTTCCTCCTCGTTTTTCCTCTTCTCGGCTCTAACTCTCTCGATAATATCAGGAGTGCATTCACTTCTGCTCTCACTAATGACATCGAAGTGGCAACCAATCTCCGCATTGTCGAAAACTTCGGTTTCCCAATCATTGAGTTCCTTCAAAGCCTTCTCAACAACGTGTTGTATCTTCCCCATTATCGCTAGTGGGGCATCTACGCACTTCTGCTCAATCTTAGCCTTCCTTGCGACCTTCTCTGATTGCCATGTGATGACGAATTTGAGTTTTGTTTCATTGTAAGTGGTGTGTAGTTTGGTAACTACTTGCACATCCTCATCAACTGTCTGATTTGGATTGTAGTATTTCAGGCAGTAGTCATAATCCGTGTGGATTAGGAATTCTCCTCTTGGCCCCATCTCTCTCTCACCACTCTTGACCTTGGATTCCTCATACATGTGAATATCCTCGTATGGGAATGCCTCCTGTAGTTGCTCCTCTGCTTTCCGAGCATCGCTCCTATACAGGAAATCCATGACACCTTCCTTACCCATCATGTCAATCATGTAGATAGTTTCCCTATCCTCGTATTCTTGCATTCCGTAGTGGTGGTCATCTATGTCACTGCTGTATTTGTTGGCAGTTCTGACACCATTGTTGAACAGTATAGTGTTCAATTGTGGCATCTTCTCACTTGTCGTTCTGTCGTAGGTTATCTCGTATGTTCTGACGTATGTCAACATGGTAGTAGTTACCCTTGCAGACTTATGAGGTATGCTGAGCAAAGTATCATACCATATGGTTCGGAACTTTGTGGGAACCTTGATGTGTCCGGAGGAGACAACATCACCGACTCAGTTTCCCTCCTGTAGGAAGGACACTAGAGTGTCCGGTGAACCATCCCAGCCAGCCTTGCTTGCTGAGATAGCGTTTCGGCGCATCTGTGCGACTATGAAAGCCACCCATGCGTTACCGTCATCGAAGACGGCTTCCTTGCTCCTTCCGTGTGGAAGGATAAGTCCTCTAATCGAGGGGTGCGCATCGAAGATGTCAGCAATTGCCTCAATCTCCTTGCTTGCACCAGTGAAGGAAGTCAGCGCATCGCCAGTTAGAGCGGATGCCCTACCGACTGGTGCGCCATCGAAGTCCTCTAGCATGGTCTTGATTGCTGAGGACACCTTCGTCTGTGCCGTTACGTTGTTGTCTCCTTTTCCGAGCAGTGTCCTGCAAGTCGAGGCAGTCATCTTGTCGACTGACCCGGCATCCAAGAAACTGTTCACGGTTGTGCTGAACTCATTCCAATTCTTCATTTCTGCCATATTATTTCTCTCCTGTGTGGTTGTGTCTCCTCCGAGACAGTAGTATGGGGGTTGCGAGTCTTATGAGGTGTGTCCTCAAAGTGTCCCTTACCATATGGTAGCATTCTTCGCATTAGGACTATTCAGCCGGAGGTGCAGTTTAGGGGAAGTCGCCTTTAAAAGGGTTTGAGGGTGACTACTTTTGGGAATCTGAGGCACTCGGAAAGTGTGTCTTATTCTAATTGTATACTTAACAAATAATACTCACCTGTGTAAATTAATTGCTACCAGTATAGAGAGACTTTTCTCTCCCTCTCTATCTGGTATGCATATTAATATAATATAATATATGAAATAATCAATGATATATTACTATAGAATATCAAGTATGAGTAGCCCCAGTCAGGAGTATATGAACTGACAGAGATGCTTCTCACGTTTCTCATTTTGATGATAAACTTCTTTTTGGGGGTAGCCCTAAGAGAATGGATAGTATTTCTTATGTTTATCATTTATCATTATTATCATAATCTCTCTCTCTCTCTCTCTCTCTCTCTCTCTCTCTCTTGCCCTAGCGGGCATGATAAACGTGAGAAATGAGAAACGTCAGTCGGAAATCGGAAGACTGGATGGCGGAGAGGGGAAGAATAATATCTCTCATTCGATGAGAAAGGTGTGAGAAACATGGCATGGAAGAAAGTAGAAAAAGATGTGAAAAAGACAATTGACGAATATCATGAGATGGCGAAGGACAACCATCTTGAGCCGTATGTCCCTAACACTCTAGGGAACAAGGCTCATGTGGGTGACAACCCATTTGAGGGATTGGCAAAGAGCAGTAGGAAGTGGAAGAAAATGGCAAATAGTCAGGAAGAAATAGAAGCAGTATTAGAGGAAGTCAAGAAGTTGCTATTGGCGAAGAATGAGCAGTATGGAGACTCGGCTTTGAGTCCCAATCGTATCTTCTCCAAGGCATCTACGAATGAGCAAATCAAGGTCAGGATTGACGACAAGTTGAATCGCCTAATGTTGGGTAATGATTCAATGGAAAGTGACGATGATATCATCAAGGATTTGATTGGATATCTCGTATTACTCCTAGTCTCCCAAGGGAGGCAGGACTAGCACTTCGGTGCGACTCAGGCGAAAACGTGTTGACTAGAAGTGGCGATAAACCTTAGCGGGGGAAGTCATTTCTACACAAGTAGTCTGTTAAAACAGAGTTTGGTAAGATAAAAAACAAGAAGGGATAGAGTTCAACCCAACGCGCTAATGAATCGGAGGTAATCCGATAACAAGTAGCGGTTGCGAACACATCTAACGGTTAGGTAAGCCGTTGGGCATTGCGCTATAAACCCCGAAAGGGAATGCAGGTTATGTGCGGTTGGTAAAAATTATTTGTGAATCAGAAGGGGTAGTCATTCCCTTTCGCACCGAGTCATAGGGATTCGTTCCCCTCGCTACGCATCGGCATAGAACGATTGTTTCTCTGTAAAATAAAATAAGTGATTAAAATGAGAATGTGGATGATAGACCCAAAGATGATGTGTAACCAACATTTGTTAGGAGAGCATGGAGAACTGCATAAGTTCATTCCTAGTTTCCATAAGAAGTATAGCGTTACCAATAGAATAGAACCTGTGGTTCAGATAGAACTTTCCTCGTATCAGGAGAGGCATGATGAACTAGCAGAAGAGATGTTGCGTAGAGGCATGAACCATAAGTCACCTTTACCAACACTACCAGATTTCTCGTATTTGCCTGATGAGCATTTCAATGCCAAGGTGGATGTCGGGAACAGTATTAACGATTTGATAAATAGATGTCCTCAGTGTAAGTTTAGAATGGAGGCAGTAGTATGACAGGAATAGCCGTAAGAAATGAAGGGGTCTTTGACGAATATGATGAGGATGAAATGCTCATGGTTATGTCATTGGCTGAGTATTGGAAGATTATCAACCGACTCAAGGGGTTGGATGATAGGATGGAGACTATGAGGAAAGTAATGGGGAACCTTGTGAATCAGGGATTCTTCATGGAAGCGAATGATGTAATGGAAGCAATAGAGGAGGAAGAGTAATGGATTTAGAAGATGATTTATTTTTAGAAAGCGATGCTATTGAGTTCATCAATAGTTTCAGGGGCCAGTATATACTAGGCCAAGCACTTAGATGTGCTATCGATGCGATGGAGAAGGTGCAACCTGTATGGAACAGGGAACCTAGTAACATCGCAGACATGAAGTGGATGCTTGAGAATGGCACAGTCGCAATGGGACTTGGTGGAGTAATGAAGAAGCATCCGCTCTACGACTCACACTTCTCTGTCAGAGTAGACGGAGAGGAAGTCGCGTCATTTGAGGACGAGAAGGATAACGGGAATATCGCTATTGAACTTGCTAAGTTCTTAGACGATAAGGCGAATGGGTTCAATACCCAACCGAAGCAGATAACCTTTAGGAAGATTGACCCAAAGTCCATAGGCCATAAGGTTGAGGTTGTGTATGAGATGTGTCCAACAGAGAGACTTTCAGACACACCCAACGATGACGCACATTACCACTCACGAACTATTTACCCAATGGATGATAGTTAGTGATACTACGGGGTTTGCCAAATAATATCAGGAAAAGGTTATTGAATTTCTGTCGCCATCACGACAAATGGACTAGTGCCGTTCTTTCTCTTCTGTCAGCATGAACCTGATTCCCCAACAAATAGCGATTTTTTTCTAGATTGTTTTCCTCGCGGAATGCAGTCTGGATTAGAAATAAATAACCTAGAATAGAAGATGAGGAAGCGCGAGGCGTTTCACCTGTGAAATTTCACAAGGGTCACGGGTGACCCCAAAATGAGGTCACAAGGGACGTATCGTTTTCCCCACAAAGAAGAGAATAAAATGAATGTATAATGAAGAGATGATTAAAATGAATAATATGATAATTAAATTAGTAGCGAGTGGATTAACTTCCACTCTATTGACTTCAATGGTTGCAACGTGGTATGTGATTCAAGAATTCCTTGGAGAACAGATGGCAATGCAACTATTGATTCCGGCATATTGCTGGTCGTTGCTCACATTGTGGGGTGACGAAATAAAGGACGCACTTCGTAGTGAGACAATCGATGAAGTGAAGGAAAGACTTGAGGAGTTCAATGAGAATCCGGTGGAGACATCGATTGAGTTCGCAAGCAGACAACTACCAAAATATAACAAGTGAGAAAGATGTTAGCAGAAGAGAAACTATGGAAAGAAGAGGGAATAATATTGATGCGAGGAAGGAACTTCGCACCGATATTCGTGAAGAAGACTAAACTATACACGTTTAGTAATAATGATTTGAAGTCATTGCTTCTGATAGCGTTAGATGAACTGGCTATCCTGAGATACAGGAGAGGAGTCAGTTGGCTACAGGATGATGACCTGTGTTGTTCACCATTCGTGGATGAGGACAACTACGATGAACTGATGAAGGAGACTTGGGACTACGAGGATAAACCTCCCAAGAATATCACCTACACAGTTGACCAAGTTAAGCAAGATAGAACACCGAGAGGTGATGAGAGGATGGTGGGACAGTAAATAGCAAGAGAAAATTACACTTTTGGCATCGAATGGAAGGAAGACCCTTGGAATCAGGTTAAGGATTGTGAGGCTTGTTTTGGCCCCATATTATTGTCTGATTGGCTGAAGACAGGGCCGAGGTCTGCTCGTTATTCTAAAATGTGGGACGCGAAAAGGGTCTGTCCTGAGTGTTTCAGAACTAATGCCTTGAGGTATCTTAAGGAGGAAGAAAAGAGAGAACGATTAGACATCAAACACATGAAGCGTCTACTCAGTAATGTTCGTGAGGCTCTAGGGTTTCAAAAGGCAGATACCGAGTCCACCTTTGATGGGTGGGAAGTATGTGCGGCTATTTCCGCAAACCAATCGAGCGGTCAAACTTATAATAGATTCAGATGTGATGAACTAACTGAGTTGTATGAGTATTGTCTTTCTCTAAAGAGAGATGAGGGTTTCTACGACACTAAATTAACTCAAAATAATAGGATGGGCATTGCTATGCTTATCATCATAATCAACAAGGTGTTCTCCCGCGAGATAATTGAAGAATGGCCCTTGTGGTGCTTACCACAACAAACGAAGTTAGCGTTAGAAAACGCAGGTCTGATGAGGGTTAATGAGATAAAACCCTCATTGCTATTCGATAGGATGGCGGAAGAGATTTACAATGGTAATCCTACATTTGACGACATGGTGAATCTCTGTAGGGTGCATTATTACAAATACACACTGAAACCCAAATACGCTTGGATGCCTTCATCTCATACTCTGATATATGGCGAGGGACACCAACTACCTGAGAGTCTATCTCTAAATTCTTTATGGGAACTTGCTGAAGCCTTTCAAAGGTATTTTTACGAGGGCGAACTTATCTTCACATATACAGACTACAAGTTGCAAGTAACCGACAACAAAGGGGTAAGAGGACTGACTCTTGATGATTGTAGATGGTGGTTCTTCAACTATCTCTGCAAGGATTACAGTATCCAGTTGAATCAAGATACTTTTCCCTATGGGGCTACGAATGATGAACTTCAACAAGTAATCAATCTCAGTATGCAAGACATATCGGCAGTAACAGGACATACCAAGGTTCAGGAGAAACTACACGGTAATATCAGGAAAAGGAGAGGAATCAGACGTATGGTTCAGGAATTGTGGCCTGATTATGAAATGGACAACAACCTTTGGAACAGAATGCTAGTTAGTGAAAAGAGAATGAGTGACCTGCTTGAAAAGGTGTTTTCCCATTTTGGGGTGGACTATCAATACAATGAGGCAGTCTACATACCGACAAGAACTGGAAGGGTAGCGAGATATGCACACTCAAAGAAGATGATGAGGGTAGATGGTATCTCTCACCAACTCAATTTAATTGTAGAAGGTCAGGGAGATTATCACTATATCGATAAGACTAATGTTAGGTCTGAATGGTTCGATGGACGCACTTGGGGACACTACATACCCGATTCTTATACTGGTAAGGCTACCACTTGGTTAGAATATAGACAGGAACAGGATGCTAAGTGTAGAAGAGCAATAAAGAGGCATGGGTTCTCTCCTGTGTATGTTGTTCTCAGTAGGTTTGGTAGACCCGTAGAGCGAGTGCATGGTGATATACCTACATGGAATAGAAAGTATGTAACTGGTATTAGAGATACTAAGTCGATAGGACTCGCAGAGACATTCGACATGCAAGGACGTAAAGACATTGGAGATATGATTAGAGACTACTACTATAATGTTGTAAAGATGACTAAAGAAATGAAAAGGAAATTAGAGGAATGAAAATGAAGAAAGAAATAAATGTAGAATTTAGGTTGGTTAACGATGAGGAAATGCCACCTATTGTAATAACGATGAACGACAGAGATGAACCAAAGGTAGTTCTGAATTCGGAACACAAGATTTGGCTCTCGCTATATCGCAAG